CCTGTACTAACCAATGGTAATTGTTCGTACTTGTCGTAATGGAATGCTACTTGTGCAATAGTGTCTGCCTCATCGCTTAGTTCGCCTTTTGGCATACCAAAGCCCTTACAAGTAAAATTGCAACCAAATGTTCTAAGGAACACACTGGGCACTCCCATATATCTACCCTCTCCCTGTATAGAGTAAAAAAGCTCCGCCACTTTAATTTTTGACATTAATTTGTTCCTTGTAAACTGTCTATAATAACTTTGCGTTCTCTATTGTACACTTGTTTCTTTAAAAAGTCAATAAATTCGGCATGTTCCATACTCTCTGCTTTATTTAGAATATTTTGACAGGCCTTTAAATAATATCTGCGTCTAGCGGCCTTAGTAACACCTTTCATATCTTCTACTGTAAATTGAAAAGATCGTTCTAATGCTTTTGCGGCCTCCGAAGGTTTTCCATGCCATTCTACGTCACCATCACCAGTGATAATCAGAACAGGTTTACGATCTGCACTATTAAATGTGATAGAATCTCTCGGTGGTGTAAATCCATTACCGACAGTATAACCAACACGCTGTCCGGCCGGTCTTGATGTTGTTCCAGTTGCACCCGATGCACTAGTTGACCATTTAAAATCAACAGTTTTTATTTGTTGAATTTCATAGGCGGTCATAATCTTAGTTGAATCGTCCTTTAATCGAAATAACCATGTAACTGGAGATGTTACTATGTTTTCTAATTTAGATAACGTATATATAAGGGAACGGCAAAGTTTATTCTGCGCCTTTGCTGTAATATAGTTAAATTTAGATATCATCATTCTGGTAACGCTCTAAATCTTTCTAAAAAACTTTCGATATAGCAACTAAACTCGCGTGATTCTTTCACGCCGTCTTGCTCATAATGTACCCATGTGTGTCCATCTTTGGCTTCAATTACATGAATGACATGAAATCTTTTTCCATCTGCCCCGGCCCATTTACTACCTTCTTTAACTTGTGTCATTTTTTCCACCACTCCTCATAAGGGAATTCAATCCAGACATCTTCGTCTGCTTTGTTTATTTCCATTCCAACAAAATCCATACTAACCTTAGACTTACTTGATAAGTTATCTACAACTACAGCAAATTTAACATTACCGTTCCAGACCTTTTCCCATACTTCGCTCTCTGGATGAGCCATATCCATCCAATCACGCATCAACCAATTAAATGTAGCGCCTGTATCGTTAATGTCATCAACAATAAGAATATTCTTTCCGTCAAATGCATCTGCGGCCATACCTGCGTTACTAACGCAATCACCGCCATCTCGAAGGCTAATGTCTAAACTATTCATTTTAACATCTAGCCAGTGGCTAAGGAAAACGGCAGGAATTAGCCCGCCGCGAGTAAGTCCTACAACATAGTCTGGAGTCCATCCGCTATGATGTATTTCTCTACAAATGTTGCTAATTAAATTTTCATAATCACTATATGTTATTATTTGCTTTTTCACGTCGAGCCTTTAAGAAATCTTCATTGTGTATCCATTTTTGATTTTCAAAATGGCCTACTAAAAAACCCCATTCACGGATTTGTGGTCCGGGGATAAAACAAGTCCATGCAGTTACATCTGGATGTAATTCAATACGATGAAAACTCTTTGGACCACAAATACGGAAATGTCCAGGACCACGCCAGTAGCGTGTCTCTCCGATTTTCCAACCTTGTGAATTAAATCGAGGAACGTATTCATAATAGCCACCTTTAAGAATAAGTGTGGCATATGGCCATGGATGATCATGTACCTCGTCTGGATCACTTTTAAGAAACTTATGTACAAACACGTTAAATGGAAACCATTTACGATCTTTTAGAAAAACGTAGTAGCGTTCTAGATATGGTTCATTGCTTTCGCGATCAAGAATAACACGCTTACGCCCGTGTGCTTCCAACCAATTAAGAATTTTGTTTGTTAGTTTCATCTTTACTCTTACAAAGTTGATACATCATTTTAAACTGTTCCCAGGATTTTCGCAACCCCGGAAATTCTTCACACATACGACCCAAATTAATTGCGTCTACATTATATTCTAAATACCATTGATGCTGTTGGTCTAATCCCGGAACTTGTGTTGGATACGGTAACTTTCTATGTTTAGCCACGCAGTGATTCCATGGTAAAAATCTTGGCAATTTCATGTCCAAGGTCTTGTTCGTTAGTAATAATATATAACGTAGTATTATGTCGGTCTTTGATTCTATCATAATTAGAAGTTTCTACAACAGTTCCGCCTCTTGCTCTATGCATAGAAAAAGACAGTTTATTATTATTGTCTAACTCTGTAGCTCTACCAATACCGAGGGTGTTACTACGAATCTTTGATAATTCAACTAATTCGCTATCATCGTTGTTTAACCAATTGCGGATTTTTCTTTTAAGCCAGCTCATTCTTCATCCTTAAAATCAACAACATTACCGTCGGCGTCTGCACAAATGATACGTACAGTTTCGCCATCTTCATCTTTAATTTCGATTGGACCCCAGATCCACCAATGGGTATCGCCTTGCATCCAACCTTCTTCTTCTAAATCGTAAGGAGTGTTTTCTTCGAGGAATTCACGGATCTCTTCTTCCTCGTCTTCTTCTAATCCTTCAATGTCAATATCGTACCAGCAACCGCCGTCAAACATTTCAACAAGGTCAACGCTTTCGATGTTGTTGACTTCGCAGTCTAGCATATCAATGCTGTCTTTCTTTCCGTCACCGCCAGGTACAAATGTAAATTCAAACTCTGGCGGTTTATCGTCTGAAGTTTCTACAGTCCATTCGCCATAACGGAAACCGTTAGTGACTGTGACTTTGCCCTCGCCTTCTCGTTGATGATATGATTCAACTTCTTGACAAGACTTTTTATAATATGTACTAACGGTCCAAGTTGCCATGATATTTCCTTAGTTTTCCAAATCCATTAAATTCCACTCTTTAATCACAGCAATAAGTTCTTCTTCTGTGTTACAAAGAGTTTTAACAGATGCCCAGTCGTCCTTCTTATTGCGACCACTGACTTCTACCATCCAACCGTTATCGTAACGATTAAGAGTGATGTTTTCATTTACTTTTGCTAATTTACCTAATTTATTTGCCATTTTATTTCCTTTCTAATTGAAGTTTGCGTAGTTTAGATTTTAATTCAGCCAGGTCTTGTTTAAGACTATCATTTAGATTATTTGCTACAGTTAGTTCGTCTTTAAGTTCACTATCTAATTCTTTCAATAGTCGTGCCTTGTAAGTACGCTCACTTTCCCAATGCCAATTGTGTCCAATAAGCATACCGAGCCCTAGTACAACAAATAAAAGAATTAAATCACTTATCATTTAGAAGCATACTCTTGTTGCATCTTAATATTGTCAAAGAATTCTTTCTTTGTTCCCATATCATCTTTAAATGCGCCACGCAATACTGTAGTCTGTGTTAAACTACTCTTAGCCATAATTCCTCTGTTCTCACAACACCCATGTGTCATTTGAATGTATACGCCTAAGTCTGTGGCGCCTGTGGCTTTTTGGATTTCCCTAGCAATATCATTACAAAGTTCCTCCTGGAGAGTTCCACGTCGGGCACACCACTGTGCAATTCTTGTGTATTTTGATAAGCCGATAAGTTTCTCGGCGGCAATAATGCCAATATAAGCAACGCCAACCACGGGTTGGTGATGATGGCTACACATACTGCGAAGCTCACTACGAACAACCAACATACCTTCATAACGGTCTGCGCTGTCGTTTGGAAATGCTGTTGCGTCTGGTGCTGGATCATATCTACCTGCCATTATTTCGTTAAAGTACATCTTGGCAAGCCTACGTGCTGTGCCTTTACTGTTAGGATCGTTTTCTTGATCAATAAGCAATCGATCAAGAACTGTTTCAAATGCTTCTGTTGCTTCGTCGATTAGTTTAGCTTTGAATTCTTCGGTAACATATTCGCTGATGTTGTCGCCTGCCCAAAAACGTTTACCTTCACGTTTCATTTTAAAACGCAAGTGGTCGCCTAGGTATGCTTCTTCGTAGCCTTTATCGCTCATTTGTTCTGCACCATTGAGTGCATTCTGTAAATCTTCTGTTGTAAATGTTGTCAATTATTATTCTCCGAGTTAATGACGTGGATGTCTTTAAGTTATTTTACTTGATTATTTAGGTTCTGTCAAACGTAGCAGTGTATTTTTCTTTACAGCCGCATCTAATACATTTAATTGAGCTCCAACGCTTTCTGCATATTTGAGCAATGCACTAGTATCTTTTGGAAAGCATGCTCCGCCAAATCCGTACAATCCGTCTGGTCCTGGTACCTGCATGTGGCTTTTGCCTATGCGTGGATCCATTTTAACCAAACCAGCAACTATATTATAATCGCAGTTAGACAGTTTAGCTAAATTAGCTAGTTCGTTCATGAATATTACTTTTGTACTCATAAAACAATTGATCGTATATTTTGCTAGACTTGCTTCGGCGATAGAACAATGTTGTACATATTCTAATGAAGGCTGTGTTTCTCTAATAATCTTTTCTGCTAGATCTCTATAGGCTTTAACACGGCCGCCAATAATGGCAAAGGTACCATTGGCATAATCTCTTACAGCATTAGCCGCAGTAAGAAATTCTGGAGCATGAACTAGATTAATATATTGATCATTTAAGCGAGTGTACACATCGGGCGGTGCTGTGCATTTACTAATAATAACACCATGATAATCTAGTGCTTTTAATTTTGCTAGAATATCTTCTAGGATACTTGTGTCACATGTTCCATCGTCATCCTGCGGAGTTGGGACACAAATAAACACACCTTCTGTTCTTGCTAGATCTTCAAACGGATGTGTACCGCGTGACGGATCTGCGTCGACTAATACCGTAGAAGGATCCCAATCAATTGATGCCTTAATAGCACCTCCTACAAAACCTAATCCAATAATTCCAATCATTTAATATTTTCCAATAACTTATCTGCACTAAAAAAATATTCAGTTAAATCTAGTGCTTGTTTTCTTACCTGCGGAATACGTTTCTCATAGTGTGTCATTGTTACAAGGATATGATGACATAATTTTTCGACGTTTTGTAAATAACTATCCCAATTTTCAGTCCATTCACTAGGATACTTAAATCCTTCATAATACATTTCGCTGTATGACAAACGATCCGGCACCATCGGTATAGCATCTACCAATGCGCCTTCATAACAACTAATGCCTAAAGTTTCTTGTAAGTTAGCACTGAATACTATCTTAGCTTCACCTAACAAATTATGATATTCATTCTTTGTTAGATGTTGATCCTGGCAAATTACAAATTCATACTGGGGTAGTTGCTCTTTTAAGTCTCTAAATATTTCAACTTGTTTTTCTGGAGCAATACGATGCGGAAACAAAATAAGATCACGCTTGGGCATGTTCTTGTACATTGTTAACGTACTATCCATATACTCCATTGGCCAACCTGTTCGTACAATTTTGTTTTTAGCAAATTTTCGAACAATGTCAGAACTTTCATATCCTAACAGATTTTTACAGAACATTTCAATATGAAATTCTGTAGCAAAGTAATTGTGATTAATTGCGTGATAGAAACTCTTTTCAGCGTTCCTAACCCACGGTGTATCACCAATTAAGCGACCTAAAAAATCTGCTGGATCATAACTGCCGGCGTGCCATAATGCGTGAATAGTTACTGGAATTTTTAACAATTCACTCATGTACTTTAAATTTATGATACCAGGGTGCCAAGCATCAGTAAAGATAAAGTGATCACCGGGATGAACGGCTCCGTCGCAAAACAACCTACCCATCTGCTCAACCTGTGCTGACTTATATATATTGGTACCGCCAAAATTAAGAAAAGCACCAGGAGTAGTGGCTGAAGGAATATCAGTAGGGCCAGATATAATTTGAACATCGTGTCCTGCCTTTCGCAAGAGATTAGGTACATGGCTTTTCCATTCGCCAGTGTACCTAGTCTCGACAGCTTCTAGATCAATTAGAAATACGGTCATTGTTGTACCGTGGATTCTTACCTAAGTAAGGTTTGCGTTCGCGGAACTTGCCGCCGTTCTTGCGATACTGCCAATCGCGATATTCTTTCGACTTATACAAGTCTGTAGGGTTAAAAGGAAGAAGGTTGAAACGGCAATGATCATGCCATGCTTCTAGATCATCAAAGATCTTTTCAACTTCGGGTTTCAAGCGGAGAGTTTTTTGAATATAGGCAGGAATTGCCATTTTTCTATTTCCTTATTTTAGTACTTAATAAATGAACCATTTTCTCCATCTTCGGAGACTTCAATCCAAATCTCTCGATTTGGATACCTGTGAGAAATAACGTCATGTAATTCATCTGACATCATTTCACAACTCTTGTAATCTAGTTGTAGTAACCCTGTGTAGAGTTTTTCCAACCAGCGTTTAAACTGAATGAATTCAATATCACGATCATTGTGTGTTACTTGAATCCATACTTTAAAATGGAATGTATGACGATGTGGATATCCTAAGAAACTAACATCGTACTCGTCGCCTGTTTTAAGAGCAGGATCTGTTAGTGCGGCTGGATACTTGTGAATACCTTCTTTTTGAAAGGTAACCCAAATCATCTTTAATGGCCTAATATCTTGTTTAATAATCATTCTTGAATCTCGTCATCTTTATATTGATCCCAATCCGTAAACTTTGTTTCACGTTGTAAGTCACGGAGCCTATGTGTCCATACACCTGGATTAGTTGCTTCGAAATCTTTATCATCAATCTTTACAGTTGCATGATAATTGAATTGATTAATATACGGGATCTTAACACTGATCATAGAAATGAATTTTCTATATTCGTTAAGTCCGCCTTCTAATACACCTTCAACACAAGATACATCAAAATCTAACGTACACCAAAAATCTTGTTGCAAGCAGGATTTGATCATATTTTCCCATGGTCGCCAACTTGTTACATCATTTATATCGAGTTTTGGAAAACTCTGATTAGCACCAAAGTAAATGTGTTTGACACCGTGTTCTTTTGCCATATCTAAGATAACATCTGGATCATGTACACCTGTAACAAATAAGGTTTCCATTCCGTATGCGGCTGTGTGTTCGACTTCTAAACCTACAAAGAATGTAATATTCTCTGCTGTTACTCCGTCTGCGTAATCTCTGTTCATGTATAAATTATATATTAAAGTTTAAGAAATAGCAATATCTTTTGGCTTTCTGCTACGTTTTGGCTTTGCCAAACTGGCTTCATACTCGGCAAGAGCATTGCGAATATCTCGAGCCAACGCTTCGTCATCCCATTTAAGTTCAGTCTTGCCATTTTCATAAGTGGTCACAGTTAAGTGACTACCTACAGTAACTTTAGGCCAAGTTTCGGTTGTTTTTTTTGTCTGTTTAGCTGGAGTAACCTTAGGTCCTTTTGCTGGTTTACCATCGGCAATAGCAACAACCTTACCGGCATCATTTACTAATGGCGTTCCGGCTGGAACTGGCGCAACTTTTGCAATTTCATCTTTTTTCTTACGTGGCATATTATTCTCCCTTATCTAAGAATTCCGATTCAAGATCATCTAACTTATCTTCATCTAGTACTGGCATAGCACTAACCGGTGATACTGATTTATCTAGAACAACTTCGTCTGTATCAAATAATGTTCCATAGATATTATTTGCATTACCGCCACGTAAACGCATACCCATCATAGAATTAAGCATGGTCTTGGCTTGTTCAATCATTTCAAATGCTTCTGCTTTAGTTTGTGTATTAAACAGTTCTTCTACAAAACGATTAAAATATAAAATGTTACGTGGAACCCATTCAGAGTATTGATCACTGCTTATTTCAGAGTCTTTTAGTTTCTTCCAATGACGCCAATCAGGCTTGACTCTGGCTGTTTCAATATCCATTAGTTGATTAGCACGTTGTACAGCAACAATATGACATTCAACATTATGTCCCATCATCAATGCGTAGGCAAAACTATCCCAACTTGTTCTATTTGGAATCTTACCTAACTTATTCATTCTAGGAACAACATGATAGTGCGATGGATCTAAATGATTAAATTTAACATTGCCTAATTCAGCATCTGTCTTTCTTACTCCGAGATCATAATACGCAATATCTCCCATTGTTAATCTACGACCAATAGTTGATTCAAACGGGAATGGAATATCGCTTCCTGAAAGTGCTTTATTATCTGGAGCCTTGTCCATAATAACAGACCAACGTTTAGTTGTATGCTGTGCGTTGGTATAAACTAACCCGTGTGCAGTAGCAATAAACGGGCTTGCACAGTCAAAACTAATTGTAAGTTCTGGATTAATGTGTTTACGGATTTGACGTTGGATACTTGTTAAGTAACACGCCCAGTCTAATTGTGCTGTACCCAAGAAGTGAATCCAATTCTTACCTTTTAACATGCCATCTTCTCTCATGGTCATTAGACGCTTAAGAGTGATGTCCATCTTACACATGTTAGCACCTCCAAACGCCCAACCTTCGGCGGCTTTGTCTCCCCACACTGCTGTATCGCTAAATTCTTTAACACCGTTATACCAGTTCTCGGCAGAATCCCAATCCCATCCTTGTAGAACATTTAAGAACTTAGTTTGTCCTAAGCGATTCTTTAAAAAATATTCGTTATTAAATCTAGTCTTTTCTAAACATTCTTCAACAGTTTTTAATCCTGTCTTTGGACTATGTACGTGATCACATGCCCATGTTGGAACGTCTAGCATCATTGACCAGTCGGCAGTTAATTCTAACCATTCTAGGATTTGTTGACGTGTCTTGTTAGCACTTGCACCTTCGAAGTCTAGCCAGTCAAACTTAAGAACACCCTTACCAATTTGGTATCCACCTGAATCGCCTAAGATCATTGTGTTAGCACGATCTCGCTGTTGAATCATTGATTCTTGTGTTAGACTTTTTTGTAAGTCTAACTGTGCGTGACCTGCTGAATACAATCCATATTTGTATGTAAAGTATCCTTGTTCAGGATTTAAAAAGTTCATGCCTTCAATTCCTCGATCGAATCCTGCAGGAATTCTTTCATCTGCAATGAACTTTTCTAGGCGTTGCTTTGCTATGTACGTGCTATAGAAACTGCTGATAGCGGGCAAGTATACAGCGTAGTCCTTTTGTAATGGGGTTAGGTTAACTGGTTCTTTATTCATCTGTACTCAATATAGTTGTTATTTTTAATTGTTCTTGTGCTTTTAAAACATTTTCATATGCTATTTTAACAGCAGGATTAGTTTTAATCAACTCTTTTACTCGCTGTTCTTCGGCACGTTTTTCTTTAGCCCAATCTAATAGATTTACTGCTTCGTATTCTAATTCCACTGTGGCATAAGTTGTCTGCATGGTTATCCAACTATTACCATCCCATATTTCTATGTTTTGGTTGGTAGTATTGAATCTCATATTACCTACACCTTGAGAACCAGAGTAGTTGTTAATATAATTACCTCCAGGTTGTCCGCCGACAACCTTAATATATCTGCCACCCTGATTTATACCTTTTATCATGCTTGTGCTGGAATAATATACTTGTAAGTTGCAATACCGCTATCTAGTGTAATTTGCATTGCACCGTCATTTGAGAAGCTAAGTTTTGCATTGTTAGCATCAGCAATCTTCAAAATAGCAAGAACGCTACTAACTGGCCATGTCCATGCCTTAGTGATCTTACCTGTAACACCAGTAGCAAATACAAATTCGCCATTGTGTGTACTTGTATCTCCAAAGCTAAACACTAGCTTATCACCGTCTGTTTTTGCTAAGAAAGTTTCGTGTTCGTTGTTAGCACCTGCCTGGAACGCAAAACGTTGGATAGCCTGTACAGTCGGAGTAACTTCTACGTGCCAAGTAACGCCACGGAACTTACCTGTTTTAACTTTTTCGTTGATAATATCAACATTCATAAATTGATAGTCATTGTGGATATCACCTAATGCGCTATCAAAGTTAACACCTAGTGGAATGTCAACGTGTCCTGCCTTATCGCCTCGATAGATAGCAATAGTAGCATCACCTTTGTAATCTGGACCATCTAATAGGAATTTTAACTTATTAAGCTGTGGCATACCAAATGTGCCAAGCATTTCTGGGTTTGGTGTAGTCGTTTCACCAAACATAACTACCTTGCGATCGTCCGAAATAGCGTCGATAGCAGTTTTAGTTGGCTCGCCTGTAACCTTGACGATATTTAAAAAGCCAAGATTGTGTGTATGGCTTACGATGTCTTGCAAAATGTCTCTCATAATATTTTCCTTTTGTTAAGTATATTTAGGTTTTTGAGTAAAGTCAAATTTATTTTAATCAAATGTGAATAAAGAATTGTAATTATTGTTTTGTGTAGTAGATTCTAAATCCCACTCTAACACTCCAATAAGATTTTCCAGCTTGTTGTTAATAATAGTTGTTTCCATCTCTGCGTGATTAAACGGTAATTCTTGGAACCATTTAGGTAAACGCATTTCATCTACTGGATATGCTACTGAAGTATATCCAAGTGGATTATCTTTTACCTTACAAACAATAACTTTCATACCATCTACAATCTGTTGACTATATTTGTCACCGTTCATACGCTTCAATGTATTCCAATTAATGCTTGCACGTACATGTCCTGGCATATTAGCTTTACCAAACTTGGCTTCTTTAGCCTGATATTCAGTAATATTGTTTGCACGTTTTGGACTACCTTTTTCCCAACCAGGGCGGGCCTTGAATTCAGTTCGGAATTCGCTAATCATATCTAGAATTTCTTGTTCTTGACTACCGTTAAGAACTTTAGTCAAAACTTCTTCTAAGAACTTTTGCATAAATTCAGGAGTATCACTGCGTTTCAAATCCAATCCCATGGCCTTGATCTTACCTGGCTTACCATCAACGTCTTGTCGCTTGCCTTCCTTATCATAATACAATACAGCATAACGTTTCTTAGTAATGAACAATCCTTTAATAGCAACAATTTCACGACCAGCCTTAATAACTTCACCACGTGACTTTGGACAATGATGTGCATCTACCATGAATTGTGGGAAGGTACTATTAACTTCATCGGAAATAGTATCATATAGTTGAACAGCAGTATCTTTATTCCATGGAATAGCACCCTTTTCAATATCTTTCTTCAAGGATGGATAGGCGCTAAAATAGGCTGAGTCAGTATCTCCGTAAATGATACTTTTTCCGAGGTGGTCGTATTCGCCTGTGATGACTTCATTAATTTTAGATGCCATATGTCTGGCAATTCCTCTGCCTGTAAGGGTGGTTGACTGCCCGATACGATTATCAAAAAAGCGGCACCCAGCGTTAAGAATAGCACCATACAGGCTATTAAGGTTAATCTTCTTAACGAGTTGTCGTTTGTCCCAGTATTCTTCTTCAATTTTATTCTCCGCTTTGATTGCTTCTTTTAGTTTTGCCTGCATTTCTTTACGTTCGGCATACCAACGCTTTAACAATCCGGGAATAACTCCTTCGTGTTCGTGTGTGAAAATTGTGCCATTAGCACTAAGCATCCAAGGTTGGTTGCTTTCAAAGATTAATTCGTAGATCTGAGCACCGCTTAATACATCAGTTCGACCATCTTCCCAATCGATAATAATGTCGTGAGCAATATCTCGCTTCATAACAAATTCGTATTCGTTACTGCCAAACTTACCTTCCCACGCGGCCGCAAAACTTGCGCCCTTGGCCATTTTATTTTCAATTTCTTCTTTGGTATAATCTTGTCGCAACTGCCCAATAATTGTTTCTGGACCCATGTTTAATGCACGAATTACAGATGGATACAGCGAGTTAATATCCATTGATCCTATATAGTCATGTAATCCTTTTTTAGGATATGCAACATAAGCACCTGCGGCCTGTGTATCAAGATTTTCATCTCGCTTAGGACGACTAGGAACAATTAAACCTCTATGATGTGCCTCGTTGATAATTGCTTGTTCAGTAACAGCAACAGCACCCATTGTAGTTTGAATTAATACTGTATTTTCGTGTGCAACAGTATTTGCCAAATCAATGAATTTGAGTTTTTTATCTAACTTATCTAGAAGTGCAGTATCTTGTCTGTTATATTCAATGAACTTTTTAAAGTCATTGTTATATAGTTGATCAAGTGTACCTTCGTATTGTGTTTTCTTTTCACCTAATTCATATTCGGCAATAGCATCAAGTCTGTAACTATGACGTTCTTCATATGTATACTTACGATACAATTCTAAACTATCAACGTGTACACGACCGATTAGGTCATAAGTAACTGCATCTTTACCAAACTTTTCGTATTCACGCTTCTTAGGAAATTGATTCCACAAACAAAGTCTGCGTGTGTCTTCTTTGCTCAGTGTTTTAATAATACGGTTAACTGTGTACGGCATATCAAAGCCTTCGCTGTTCCAACCGCTTAGTACATCAGCATCTTCTATTAGTGTTAAGAATGTTTCTAACATATCTGCTTCATTATCAAACAAGATAGTATTAGGAAATTCTTTAATTTGCTCTTGTGCTTGCTCCATTGTTAGTGTCTTTGGAGGAACAGCAAGACAAACAAGAGTATCTAACCATTGTAGGTGAACAGCAATCGCAGTAATTGGCATGAACGCATCTTCTGGAGACGCATAACCACGTTCTGGATCGAAGTCCACCTCAATATCCCAAAATGCTACATTTAGTTTTGGAGGTTCTTTACCAAGATAGTTTTCTTCTAAAATACGGAAGACCGCATTAATATCGCTTTCGTATAATTTTTGTCCTGAATGGATTTTTTGTTCCTTGATAAATTCTTTCCAATTCTTACAAGAAACTTTTGATAGGCTTTCGCCGAAGATTGATTTGTATTTTCCCTTGTGGTCTGGATGATAGAACACATAACGGGCTGGGTAATCTGTGTAGATTCTACCCTTTTTTGGATCTCGCTCGACAACGTGAACAGTATCAGTGTCGCGATTCCAGATGGCATCGACATAACTCATTTATTTTCTCCATTGCAATTTACGGCTTGCAAAATACCTTGTTAGCAATTTATGGCTTGCTTAACCTTTCGCACTAATATTTATATCTTTCTGTCTTGCTACAAAATTAATCACGATGCGTTCTTGACTGATTTGTGGGTTAGATGATGCGTGTAACAAGTTAGAAGGAAAAATTACCAGTGTTCCTTTTTTGGGTGTAATTCTTGTTATTGTATCACCAAAAAAAACAGTATCGCCATCACTGTCTTTTACATAATATATTCCAGATACATATTCGTTCTCCTCCATATCCCTATGTGGAGAATTCCATCTTCCTAATGTATCTGCACAACGCCACAATAAATTGTATTTTATTCTTAACACATACTGTTGATCAAACAATTTTATTAGTGGGTCAAATGAATGATATTCTTTAGGATAAAGCGGACGAGATAATTGTCCGACATCATAAATCTCATCCGTTATTCTAGATTCTTTGACTTCTTGATTATATATAGTTGAGTTATTGTAAATCCAATCTAACTTATTAGCAAAATCTAAATATCGATTTTGCAGTTCAATAGGAATACAATTCTCAAATACTTTAATCATAGATGCGTTAACATCCTAATCAATCCAGTTGTATCGATCGATACTAACAGGATGTAATTAGCCAACATGCCAAATGATTTCCTAGTGTAACTAGCCCAAGCGTACATAGCACAACCACTGATCCAAATAGGATAAAGAACAATGAGAGGTGGTGTAGGGACTGTAAGGGCCATTGTGATACTACAGCCAATACTAATAGCCCAAGCAAGAAGCTCGATACAAAAACGAAAAGGATGACTTCTAAAATCATCTTTGATCCAAGAAAAAATACCGTAGAATAAATCGTTCATTATTCTTCACGGCGATGAGAGTGTCCAGAAATATCGACAATAGTTTCGAGATCGTCAAATTCTCTCCAAACTTGATCCCATTGATCTTTCATTGATACTTTAATTGCTTTTTTAATAACGCTGGGTTTTACTTCTAGTTCTTCTGCTACTGCTTTAATAGTCTCGTTGAGACCATCTGTCAAATCTTGAATCTCTTGCATAACTGTCATGCCTTCTGAAACGATTTGTTTGATTTTTGCCTGCTCTGGTGCGCCAAATGCTTTACTCATAAAAAATCTCCTGTGTGCTATAGTATATATACCTACACAGGAGAAGTCAATGCTTTTGTGATTTATTTGTCTACGTCTTGTTTACCATTCATTAAGAAATTATAAACAGTATCAATATAATTAGTACCTACAGTAATTTTGGATTGTACCCAAGAATCTAATTGAGTATCGCTTTTCAATTTACCAGCAAGTTCTAATGCTTGTTTAGCCGCACCAATTAGTTGTGTACGTGCCATTGCACCTTCTGCATCTTCGCCTTCACCGATCTGACTTCTGGGATCTTTGCGACCAATTTGCTGATGATTGCTAGGTTGAATCTTTGAGCTAATTGCTGTATCAAAACTAGCCTTGCCAAATTCGCCATGATCTTCTTTGGCAAAACTTTCAGAAACTGCTTTAATTTGGGCTCTTTTACCTTTGGCAATTAGTTTGTTAGCAACGGCTGATGCATGGCTACGGGTATCGAATGTTTTCCAACGACGTCCGTCAATGTAAACATCATATGCTCCGCCTTGAGAATTTGCACTAGAATAATTACGAGGTGCTCCGCCGCCTGCTACATCATGGTAGCGACTGTAAACTGGTTCGCCCTCATCATGTCCCGGCGCAAGACTATATCCATAAGAATCGTAACCATGTCTGCCTTCCGACAGTGCTAATTTAAGTGATTGTTCAAGATGTTCTGCATAATCTTTATTCTTATGTTTCACTTCACCTTGTTTAGCGGCTTTCTTTTTATCTTTGTGAGCACCTGCACCAGCTGTAGTAGCATTTTTAGCAACAAAGTTTCTTGGCTTAGTTGTGTACTTTACCGCCTTTACACCTTTTTTATGTTCATTCATCATAATGTTATCTCTTAACTATTTTGGTTTTTTTCTTAGGTTTATTATTCATTGTTTCACCATAGCTTCCGCCGAACAATGAACCTACTTCGCTTTTCTTTTTGCCGCCTGGATTTACAACAGATGCTATTGCGCCCGAACTAGTACCACCCGAGGTAGCTGATTCTAATAATTCGTTGATTTTCATTTTTTGTTAATCCACTTGTCTAAACTTGGACCGATTTTTCTAATCCAAACATCTGGTGTAGTGCCAACTTTTTCTACAAATAATAAATGTAGGTTATGAGGAGTCATATTGTATTTTTTAGCTATACTGGTCATCATATGGTCCACTGCTTCATATCCAATAGGATCTTTTAAATCCTTTTGAAGATGTTTGATTGCTTGATCAGCTGATTTTTTTGATACTTTTTGAGATAACTCATCCCAATTGTCATCACTCTCATTGATCAACTCTACAATTTTCATTTTTTCATTTTCCCGTTAGCATGTTTATTCCAATTGGCAACAGGGCTTTGTTTATTTGTGTCTGCTAATTCTGTACTACTATCTGGTGTTAATCGTACTTTAGGTGTTCCTACTAATCCAGCGGCCGCATCTAAAATTGCTTGTTCTGCAGGAGTGTACGCAATAGTAACCATCTTCAATCCAGTTGGTCCAACTACATCCATCTTTTGATCTGGCTGTCCGGCAAGTGCGACTCCGAAACGATATGCAAGATACCCAGAGCTGTTATCTAATTCTGGCCAAGCATGAGCACCAGGTAATCCTGCCATAGCATCGTGTCTAAACTCATTAGGTTTAAAATCCTTTGCTTCTTTAAAAATAAACTCTTTTGCTCTCATATTGGTTTTTCGCCTGTAAAATACGGTAAACTAAACCACAATTTAAACCATTCTGGAGTTCCTGGTTTAATATTGTGTTCTTTCTGCAACCGTCCCTTTTCAGTGCCTGTAACAGATATGTTTATACCTTTATTTATTTCTTCTAGATGGGAGCTGTATTCTCGTAATCGAGGGCGATTACTAATACCTGCAAGAATTTTTATTTCGTCTAGATCGTTCACTTGTTTTCTAATAATTTGATAGCTTTTGCAATTTCGTTTTCCCAAGCTTCGCCTACTTTGACGCAGTTGTTTACACGAGTGCCGCCCTTCATTTTAGTACCTTGTTTTCGGTAACCTTTCCAGCAACTTTTATCTAAGCGTTGATCTTCTGCTACATCAGGTGTTCTAACTCTTTTCTTTTTTGTTTTTTGTGCTTGTTGAATAGCCGCACCGTTATTAAAACTTTGACTAGGTGAAGCCGCTAATCTACCGCTATTCTTTTTCGCCCAATTAAAACCTGCTTTATGTCCGCTACAATCCTTAGTACAAGGACTGCCCATAAATGATAATTCTTCAATACTTTCACTGCCGCCTACTAGGTCACCCTGACGTGCAGGGCGTTTCATGTTGCCTTTTAGTTGTCCAGCAGGCCCTAATTTATTTTTCTTGGAACCTACAAAATCGCTTTTTGGTAACATAGCTTCATTGTAACGCTTGTCATCTAAATCATCATGATAGCTTCTTACAGGTGGACGCAATTCTTTTTTCTTTTTAGGAGTATGTCCTCTCCAACCTCGTTCCCATGCCATAGCACCTGCAGATGCACTCTTACCATTCTTAACAAAATAATCAATGACTTCTTGTTTACTATTAAACTGTGCTTCGTCCATTCCGGAACTTTCGCCACCGGCATATCCCTTCCAGCGTTGACCAGTTTCGCGAGCATGTTGTTCCATGCCAACTCCTGCCATGCTTTCTTTAACTTTACGTTTTGCTAGCTCTGATTTTATTCCACTTAACTTGTCTTTAAGTTTATTAAGACGAGCAAATTTTTCATTTGGATGATCATCTGTATCGTATTCTTCTGGATTTTGCATTGCAGAATTCCATCCTCTACCATGCCCGCTCATATCTAATTTCTGCGTATTTCCATTAACAGGACTCATACCAGTGTGTTCGCCACCTGCGCCTAAATCTTCATTAGTTGTATGTTGATTAGTAAATGTGTTTAATTTCATATTATTCCCCGGAGTCGGTTGTGGAGGTTGTTGATCTTTAATCCCCAAACCTTCTCTTGTTGCTTGATACAGAGTTTTGCCACCTACAACAACATTTGACTTGACTCCTGTAAATTGTTGAAACTGTGCTTCATTGCCTGCTTCTGCGGCCTGTCTTGCTTTAGTTCCACTGTACCCTTGTATTCCTTCGCTATCTGGATCTCGCTGACCACTGCTGACAAATTGTATGACAACATGTTCGCGACCTTGTTCACCTCGAGAATTGTCTGTTGTACGCACAGGACCGCTGTTCCAACTATTTAATAGTTTTTCAATACTGCCTTTTTCCTTGCCTAATCTATCGCTTCCTGCAACAAACGCCATGTTACGAAAGCCTCTGTCGTATAACCAGTTAGCCGCATATATAGGACCTTGTACGAAATCTTTTACAATATGTCCTGCAAAATTAGGATACATTTGAGATATGAAAGCGGCCTTAGTTGCTGGGTCTAAAGGATCATCTTTACCTTCGCTGTTACTTAAGAAAATAAATGCGTTCTTGCCACCCATCTGTACTGTTTTCTCCATTACTAGTTTATGTCCTAGTGTAGGAGGATTCATACGACCGAAACAAAATACAGCTAATGGAGTTTTACTCTTAGCCTGGATTTCTTCATCTGGTACTTTATGTTTAGCAAAGTTAGCACGACTAAATCCTAGTCTATCAACTAATTTTAATTTGTCCTTGCCTGATCCGAATACATAACCTTCGTGACTTGTTTGACCGTCAATCAACGCAATAACTTCACTGCCCTGTTGCTGACTATCGATAATTTGTTTTGTATGAATTTTTAAATCTGTCACAGCGGCCCACATGCTCCACACACCTAGCAATCCCATAGCACCGCCATCTGCTTGAAACAACCAGCCGTCTTGATTTGCACCTAAGAATTTCTGTGCGGCGGCCGGGCTTAATCTGCTCTTTAAAAATTCTAAAAATCTAGGAACAATTTCATTACTAATATCATTTTCTTCTAACATGCTAGTAATGAATGGGCTCATGGCAGTTAATACCATCTTGCCTTTCATAGCAGTTAGGTCTGACATGAATTTATCTACAGCACCTCTGTATTGATTCACGACTGCTTTAGCATGGTTTACTAATTTAGGATCAACAGTTACTTTAGGCTTTTCATGCATCTCACTTGTTAAGAAAGTAATGCCTGCTTTATCTTTTAATCCTTTAAGTCCTTTTAATGGTACATCGCCTTGACCAAGACCGGGAATAAATGTGTGTACAGCAATTCCGCCTACACTGTTTTCTATCTTATTACCTAATTCGCTGTCTACAGGAATACGATATTCTACTGTGTTAGGTTTAAAATCATAATATCCGTTGACTGTTTTTGGAACACCCGTCCACATTAAATCGCCCATCCAATATTGATCTTTTACTGCCGGTACAATAGCATCTAATGCTGGACGAATTGTTTCTTCTGCTTGCCAAAGACTTGCACGATCTGCTTCACGGCTAATATCATAATCTTGAATAGTTGTAAATTCCATCTTGCCTTTTGCAATTTTATCAAACATGTGTTTATCAACAAACACTAATTGTCCACTTGCATCACGACCAAATACAACTGCTGGGAAACCATCCCACTTGATAGTAACTGTTCCTGAATCTTTGCTCAATCCTGAAAGCTCATCAATAACACGGTCAGCACCAGCCGCACCTTGTTGAATAATAAGGTCCTCGGGGTGATCTATACCTTCGTTGATTACTCTTCTAGGGTTATTAAAGATTTCAAATAGGTTCATTGAAACAGTCCTTTAACCATTTTTAATCCGCTTAATATTTTTTGTTTATCTGCTTCGGCACGAGCTTCTGCATCTGGGTTACCAATTGCCTTATCTCTCTTAGATCCAGCGATGTCTTTTAATGCCTTACCTTCATATCGTTCCCAGAATTGTTTTAAGAAATCTTCGCCTGACATGAATCCAGATAATTCGCCTTGTGTAAACATATTGTTCATGTCACAACTACGTGCAAATCCTTTAACGGCATTAACTAGATTAGATATTTTAACATCTTCTAAGTTCTTTCCAGGGAATTGTTTTAACAACGGATCAATTTTTGGATGTTTAATTCCCAATAATTGTGCTTCGTGCATAAACGTATCATAGACAAATGTTTCCGGATTTGTGCTAATAGTTTTCAATTCATAGTTTTTGCGTGTGGTAGTGTACGGTTGTCTTACATTATCTCTAACCTTAAACTGTACACCACTGTGTTGTATACTCATGTTTAACAATTCACCGAATACAGAGAACATGTTCCCGTGCAATAATCCTTTAACTCCGCGTTCTGGAATAGTACGAGCCGCACCCCATTTAGCCAATGGTTCAGGGTGTATCATCATATCCACTTGCACAAATTGATTATTACCGATTGGTAATACTGGATGACCCGGTTTACTTTCTTCATGTGCTACATTAGGATGTGCCGCGACATAATCACCTGCTAATTTGTGCCAATAGGTTTGTACCTGTGATTGTGTCTTACCTGCTAACTCTGGAATCTCTGGTACAATAATTTGTAAATCTATATCGCCGTAGATTGCTGTTTCTGGATCGACATTGTGATATGCACTACTTCCTGTAGGTGTACCTGCACGAACTGGACCAATTCCTTTTTGTTTTAGATATTGATTAAAGCCTTCTAAGAATTTATTCATAGCGGCTAATCCTTGTTTGGTAACACTAGGAGTAATAACTGTTCCTTGTGTAGCCGCAGTATCCCAACCGCCCTCTTTGAGAATTTCTATAATACGCATTATAGTCTCTCCATCATTTTACGCATCCACGCACCTGAACCAAATTGAATGTTTTCTTGTGTTGGGAAAAATTGTTTAACTGCGTTCCATTTATCTGGATATTTTCGCAAGGCATTTTTAATTCCGGTTAGACTGGATATGTCACGAGCACCCGCTTCTGGGCCAATTAAAAATTTAGCAATCTTATCTTTTTCAGCGCCACTAGCAACTACTTGTCCTGTTTCTCTATCAACTAATCCTTTGTCTGGACTAAATTGGATATTACCTTTTTCTTCGCCTGTTTTGGGATCAATGAATTTCTTTTGACTACTAACTTTAGCCAGTGCTGGATAAATTTCATTCCATAAATCGCCACCACGCATACCAGGGTCTAAACTAAAATCGTGCGTGTGTAAATTCCAACTATCTCGAGGTCTAACAATTAGGTCGATTGAATAATTTTTATTGTTAGCTGAATATTGTACGGTAAGTGTTCCTGGATCAGTTGGCATACCGTGTTGAGTCATATAGTTTGCCAACGCGGCTTTACTAGCACTCATTTGTAATTTAATTTTTTTAGCAGGATCAGCAAATGCTGTTGCTAGTGCTTTAGGACCTAATGGCTTCTTTGATGATGCGTTCCATGCTTCGATGTCGGCTGGAAATTTATGTAATAATTCTTGAGGATCGATCATAATGTCGATATCCCCAGAGTCTGTTCTTAATGTGCCAGGGTATGGGTGCTCTGGGTCAAAACTACCTGCCCCACCTGAAGTCCATCCTGCTGTAATACCTGCTTTCTTTAATAGTGGATCTATTTTAGCCTTAGCCGCAGTGAAATCATCCTTGGTTACACGGGCAACATCGATACCAGCAGATGAAAGTCTTTTACCTGCCATGAATTATCCTAATTTGTATTCGTCTTTACGTATGTCATCGTGAAAATGTTTAGCAAAACGCTGACATAGTTTCTCTCTCATTTTTTTAGTAAACAAATCTCTAGGATCTTCGATGATTTCTTTTTCTTTGTAAAACTTCATGCAACCGTGATTGACTAATGGTTCCCAGAGTTTAGGATCGTCTTTTTTAGTATTCTTAACTTTGTTTGCAGTTGGTAAGAAAAACTTCTTATGTAGATCATCTTGATTTAAGATATATTCAAATACTTCGTCCATGACTTGTTCTTCTCTGAACTTATTTTTGTCAGTTACATCATGAGTTTGTGACTTACCGAAAAATTCATTTAATAGCATAATAGTTTCACCGATCTTTTTTAAGATGTCGCAATGATACAGCTAAACACCCAATTAATAGAGTATTTAGTTGGATTTTACTATTAATGATTGTAGTTGAGTACAGTAACGGCTCCTTGGCTTATGACAACTACGCCACGAACCCACACAAAAAGTCCAGTAAAATTGGCATATTGTGTGTTATTTGAGCCTGGATAAGGGTAAACGATGTCGGTTCCTACGATATCAAACCAATCAGTTTGTGTAGAACTAACGTCAATAGGATTAAGTGCTAGCGTACCTTGCATTTTAATTTCACCTATGAAATTCTGTGCTACAGAATAGGTTACTGTATGTAATCCATCGCTAGAGCCGAAATATCCATCGCCCTTCTCTGGGTTGCTTATGTAGGTTAAGTTTCCTGTGGTTAATTGTGGATACACAATCTGTACTGTGGTTGCAGTAGTAGATGATGAAACTTGTGATACAAAAGTTAATGGTATGCTTAATCCGGCCATGTTATAATCCCTTAATACACTATTTATTCCGTATGAATAGAACTACGTAGAACGTACTGATCTATCCGTCTAATATGCCCTGATACATACATACCCATCATTGTTAGCATAGATGAATTACTAACATATATAAACGGATCTGCACTCCATTTTCTTTCGTTTTTAAGCCATCTAGCAGTTTCTTTACTAACCTTAAAAGTATCTTCAGTATACTTAGACAACCAACTAAAAAAGTCACTACGTCGATTAACTGCTAGGTCACATTTTAAAGTAACTTTATAGTTATATTTTCCATAAGGGATCTCGTCAACGAGAATCTTTTTAGCACCGTTGGCCAGCAGAAAGTCTAAATCTTCTTGACTACCGGGTTCATGTACTTCAGAGATCCACCTAAACATGTGTTGACTAATTTTATCATAGGTGGGCTTATCTTCGATAAAAAAACTAATAACACTACCTTCGGTACGTTTTTTAATCTCGTTATCTTTTTCTAAGTATGGTTTAATTGTTTCTGCATATTCTAAAAGAATGTCCTTATCAATCTTAGAAAACATTACCCCTCTATATGTCCATGACTGTGAGATCTCACTCCTGTTTGAATTACAAAAATCGAGAATATAGTTGTACCCGCGACGAAGTAAAGAGCTTGCGCCCTTTACCTTTGTTTCGATTTTATACGGATATTTTCCGTAAAAAAGTTTAGTTGTCTTCTTGACTAACATCTTCTTCTTCTACTTTGGGTTTTTCAACCGGTAGCACTTCGATAAATTTTAGTTTTAATTCACCATCGTCGGCAGTAACTTCTACAATACCACCGTTCACTAAATTACCAAAAAGGATTTCTTTACTTAACGGCTTCTTGATCATGTCGTCAATGGTTCGTTGTAGTGGTCTTGCACCCATCTTACGATTGAACCCTTTCTTAATCAAAAGTTCACCTGCATCGCCATCAAGTTTAACATGTACATTCTTTTCTTTCAACAACGCATTAAGTTCGTCGATGAATTTCTTAACGATCTTAGCCATTGTGCTGTGATCAAGTTTACCAAACTTAATAATACCATCTAAACGATTGCGGAACTCGGGTTTAAAGAATGCGTTAATTGCTGTATCAGTTTCGTCTTCACGTTCTAGTCCACCGAATCCAACTGCATTACGTTCGTTGTCTGCTGAGCCCAAATTAGAAGTTAAGATAATGATTGCATTTCGACCATCGGCCTTTTTGCCATTACTTCCTGTAACAAATCCATTGTCCATCAATCCTAACAATACATTAGCAACGTCTGGATGAGCTTTTTCAATTTCGTCAAACAATAAAACGCTGTTTGGATGCTCTTGAAGTTTAGTGATAAGCATACCGGCATTATCTTCAAAACCGACATAGCCCGGAGGAGCTCCGATAAACTTAGCAACAGAATGTTTCTCTTGATATTCACTCATATCAAAACGTACTAATTCTACACCTAAGCCTCCTGCCAATACTTTAGCAGTTTCGGTCTTTCCAACACCTGTGGGTCCTGTAAACAAGAAACTACCAACTGGTTTATTAAGTCCTTTAAGTCCTGCTTGAGCAATAAAGATTTTATCTAACAAAATATCGATAGCCTGTTCTTGGCCATAGACTTTGCTACGCATATTCTTATCAAGGTCTTTCAGGTTCTTGTTTTCTTTAGCAGAAATTTGTTCTAGTGGCAAGTTTGTTACTTTAGCAACTTCAAACATAATTTCGTCATGATCAACAATACCTGACTCTTCGTCACGAACTTTAAAGCGAGCACATGCACAATCGATTAAGTCAATTGCCTTATCTGGTAATTTCTTATCAGACATGTACTTGATAGAATACTTAACTGAATCAATAACTGCTTGGTTAGTAATCTTAACACCGTGATGTTTTTCGTAATACTTACGTAGACCTTTAATAATTTTAATAGCAGTTGCTTCGCTAGGCTCATCTACGGTAACACGTTGGAATCGACGCATTAAAGCACGATCCTTTTCAAAGTGTTTACGGTATTCTTCCCATGTAGTTGAAGCAATAACTTTAATAGTGCCTTTGCCCAATGCTGGCTTTAACATATTGGCCATATCATTGCTTCCACCGCTTACTGCACCTGCACCACTCATCATGTGTGCTTCGTCAATGAACAGAATACAATTCTTTTTCTTTTCTAATGCAGTAATGACTAACTTTAGGCGCTCTTCAAAATCTCCGCGATACTTACTACCAGCCAACATAGCACTAATGTCTAGACTATAAACTGTACTGTCTTTAATAAACTTTGGAACATTGCCTTCGATGATTCTACGTGCAAGTCCTTCTGCAATAGCAGTCTTACCCACGCCCGGATCACCTACTAACATAACATTGGCTTTTTGTCTACGTGCTAGCACAAGAGTAATGTCTTCGATTTCTTTTTCTCGACCGATAACAGGATCGATTTGCTTTGCTTTTGCCTTTGCAGTAAGATTAAGACAATACTGTACAATCAAACGTTCAAGTTGTTTGGTGTTGACTTCCTTAACTTCACCCTCTTGTGTATCAGCTTCGTTGTTGATAAATTCGATAAATTTATCTTTATCAATTTTAGCCTTTCGAATAAAAAAGTTAGCAAAACTTTTCTTCTCTGAAAATAAACTGATAAAACAATCAATTGGTTCAATAACATTACGGCCGTTGAATAACACCTGTGTAAACGCACGATTTAACATACGTTCTACAGTATTTGTCTTCTTTGGTTTAGCGTCTGGTTTATTAGACTTAATTTCATTCAAATCATCATGGATAAATTTTTCAAGATTCTTTTTCAAATCATCAACTTCTGCTCCGAAGTCTGTAAGCAACTGACCAAATTTTTGATCTGTAACCATGCTATATAAGAAGTGTTCAAGAGTAATATACTCGTGTTGATTTTTAGCCGCGATTGCTACTGCTCGCTCAAAAATTCCTTCTAGATCGCTATTTGGTTCTAACATTATACGCCTTTCCTTTTATTTGGTTTTGATTTCTTTACTGCCATAGCCCATTTAAGTGGACTTACTCTATCTTGGAATGTAATGCCTTCCAAATGGTCATATTCGTGTAAGAATACCTTACAGTCATAACCTTCGAATTCTGCTGTTTCGGTTTCACCGTCTGCATTTTGATATTCTACTTTAATTGCACTAGGGCGTTTGATATTAACATACACACCAGGGAAACTTAGACAACCTTCTTCTAGGTCTTTAATGTCGCTGGTATTTGCAATAACCTTTGGATTAAAATATGCTTTAGCCATTAGGAAATTTTCTTTATCTCCTATGGTAAAGACTCGTGTACGAATGCCTACTTGATTAGCCGCAAGCCCGATTGCATTATTAGCAAACATGGCCGCAAGCATTTCTCGTTCGAGTTCTTTTGGATCCATAATAGGATTCTCAAAATCAAAATCGGGCATCCGCTCTCTTAGTATTGGGTCTGGAAATTTTACAATTTGTAACATAAAGGTATTTAATTCGAAAGTTGCTTGACCAAATCTTTTTGTGTCTCGGTCAAATTAGTCGGAATTACTATTTTTAATTTTAACATCATATTGCCTCTAAATCTAGAGTCACGTTGATTAGGCATGCCATATCCGTGCAATCGTAATGTAGCACCTGGCTGAACCCCAGGCGGTACTGTAGCAACAACTTGTCTACCGCCTATGCAGTTTACAGTTATATCTTTGCCCAGAATAGCATCCCATACTGATATTTCTAATTCTTTAACTAGGTCATCTCCGTCCCGGTAAAACTCACTACTAGGAAGGACATTAATTGTTAGGTGAACATCACCAGGCGGCAAGTGAGTATGAATATGCTCGCCTACTCCTTGCACTCTTAATGTTGTACCATTTTGTATACCAGGCGGAATTTTAACTTCAATAGTGCGTTCGCCACCCGACGGCAATTTAAAACTAGCGATTATTTCCTTGCCTGCGTATGCTTCTTCTAATGTAATTTGAGTTTGTAACCCAACAGTGTTATTTCGTTGCGGTTGTCGTTGTCTAAAGCTGTTACCAAACGGGCCACCGCCAAATCCGCCACCAAACATTTGAGAAAGAATGTCTTCCATTCCGGGCGGAACACCTCCGCCAAAATCAAATCCTCCAAATCCTTGAGGTTGAGGATTATCGTATTGGGCACGTTTTTGCGAATCACTTAGTGTAGCGTATGCTTCTTGAATTTTTTTAAATTCAGCATCATCCCCTCCTGTGCGATCAGGATGGTGCTTCATCGCTAGTTTGCGATAAGCCTTTTTGATTTCATCTTCGGAAGCGTTCTTAGCAACGCCTAATGTTTTATAATAATCCACAGCAGTCCATTAGAAAAGGTATAGTACAATTATACTATACCTTTTGGGATTTGTCAATTATTACTTTTTGACTGGTACAGGAGTTGTATCATCCAATTTTTTATGAACTTTAATAGTCTTACAAACTTGGATACTGTTACCTTCCTTATCTTTAACTGGCTTGCCGGCCTTGTCTAATTTATCATGACACACACTTTTCATCTCGCCGCCTGCATAGGCTGTGCCCACCAATGCTACGCTTGCTATTAACAATAGTAATTTTTTCATGTTGTTTCCTTATAATATCGGATCATCTGCTGGAACAGGACCTAACTTTCCGCCAAACCCAGGAGCAACCTGTCCAGTAACTGGAACTGGTGTATTTGGTGTTGCACTACCTACTCCTGTTTCCTTTACATTTACAGTTACGTCGACTGTTTCGGTAACTGTTGGAGCTTGTGGTGCGGGTGTTGCCCCTGACCCGCTATTAAAACCCGATCCAAACCCTCCTGTGGCTGGTGCTGGTGTTGTAGCTGGTGCTGGAGATGCGCTTCCAAACCCGCTTGTAGCAGGTACTGCGGCGGGTGCGCCGAATCCTCCTGCTGGCGCAGAGCCAAATGCTGTTGACCCGCTCGAAAATCCTGCTGTTGGTGTTGTTGACGCATTTCCAAACCCTCCTGTTGGTGTAGTAGTTCCTGAGGGCGGAACATAGGTAGTTCCTACACCTGGACCAAATGATCCTAAACCGCCGCCTTCGGCACCGTTTAGTTTTTCTTGTGTGCGGCCGTATGCGCTAATACCAATAACAGCACCCATTGCGATATGGAATAACCCTGCACCCTGTAGTGTTAGTGGTTGCCATTGGCTTGTGACATTTCCGTGGTCGTATGCCTGTATTAAACTCCAAAGAACTGGAAATCCTACAAAGTCCATAAAACAGACTAACATGTACATCCAACCCATCATTGGACGCCATTTAGAATTCATCCAATCTTCTTTTTTCTTTTCACTTGCGCTTTCTGGCATTTTTTGCTCCTAAAAAATTAAAACCATAAAAAGAGCCCTTGGCTCATTAATAATAATCCGATACCTGCTACTACAAAACTACCCCAGAACAAGTACATGCTGACTGCTAGAATACTTGCTGATAGTACAACAATACTTAATTGGTATGCGGTACTTGCATAACTGATCCATGGGCTACGCTTTTTAGCTTCGTCACGATCTGCTTCAAGTTTCTTGGCTTTTTCAAACAATGCTTTTTTGCCTTCGGGACCTTCTTCATAGCTAGCCGCTTTTTCAGCCCATGCTTTAGCTTTTTTAGGGTCGTTAGTTTGTTCACTTGCTAATTGATAATCTGTTTGTTTAATACTTTTTGCCTGATAAAAATTCCATACATCATTTGCTTTGATAGTATTGTTCATGACAGTACTACTTAATGATCCGCCATACCATGCGTTGATTGCCAATAACAAAGCAAACACGTTAATAACCATACCCGCTTTGTCTTTGATCTTTGCTTCACGCTCGCTACGTGAACCTGTTGGTGCGTCTTTTGGTTTTTTATTGATTAGATTTAAAACTGTATCTACTAAACTCATATTATGCTCCGATTACTTGTAATGCATGTTGGTAACGACGAGTGCGATCGTCTAATCCTAGTGTACCACCATTAATTTTCTTTGTTAGTGTTAAAATATCGCCTTTATCTGCTAATGCGTTTAAATTGTTAGCTTCCCAGAACCAACAGGCACTTTGTACGGCACCTTCAAAAGTTGCTAGATACGCAGGAGCATCATCTATGCTCATTTGTAAACTATCTGAGAACGCTTGATAATTACTACGTCCTGTGATTTGAATTAGTCCACGACCGCAGAACTTAAATCCATCACCACTTGATTCATCACCGTTACCCATTCGCCCGCCGTATGCACGATTGGCAATCGCTACTTGATTGTGTGCATATTGCTGTGCTATATCTGCAGGGAATAAACGCGGCCAAACTTTAGATAAAGTTTCTGCACGGTAATTTAAATTTTCTTTGATTGCTGTAAAACCTCCACTTTCGTGTGCGCATTGAGCTAAAAAAGCCGCAATGCGATGTGGAGTTGTGATATCGTAATCAGGTAAGCATTGAGATAATGCGTTATACCAGTGTTCAACGTAAGGATTGCCTGGAATTATTTGTGCCAGTTGGTCTTGCGTTAGAATGAAATCGTCTGCCATTGAATACCCCTCTCGGTTATAGCAGTATTTAATGGCTTAAAAAAATAAATTATATATGTATATTACGCCGCTAAACTTGCTAAAGTAATTAGACCATTAATTGCTACATTCATGTATTCTAATACCTGCTGATTATCTACACTTTTGTTTATTTCGTTTGTTCTAGCAATATCAGCTATTAGCTGAGTATATTCGTCTTTGTTTAACTGGCCTGCTTTAAACATTTCTGTATATTGATTAGCAGTTTGTGCGGCCTGTTGTACATTAGGATCTTGTGAGCCATTAAAGCACTCACCTAATTGTTGCTGTAATTGTTCTACGCTCATCTTGGTCTTCCTCCAATAACTGTTTGCATTTTATCTGCAGATTGTTCTATACTGTTAAATTTGATTTTACAAAATGCAGGACTAACTTTATCTGTCTTAGCATATTGATCTGCCAATCCTTTTGCTATTTCATTTAATTGATTACCTGCGGAAATCATATCCTTGTTTTTAGGAATATGTTCGCTATATAATACAAAAGTTTGAGTATCAGTAGCTACTTTGGTTGCGGCATTTCTACTAAATGCTAGATCGTCACAATGATCTTTGTAAGTTTGTGCTTCTGCTCGAATGCTTGTAATTAGTGCGTATTCGTTTGGATCATACTTTGTCATCATGTATGCATCTACTACTGCACACCCCGATAATGTTAATAACGATAATGCCAGTAATGATTTTTTCATATTAGTTTACCTTATCAAATATTGCTTTTTGACTGTTATACCATTCAATCCAATTGTCTACTTTAATCTTACATTCGTAGTATTGGCTATAGTTAGATGTAACAACAGTAAGTACATCACTTATTTTGTCAGTCTTAGGATCTACTGATGCTAGGTCTGGACATGCTACTTTTAAATCAGCAGGCACGTCTGGAAATTTAGCCACAATTGGAACAGCATCTTCCTTGCAACCTGTTAAGATCATTAAAGGAATTAAAAGTAATAGTAACCGTTTCATTTTTTACCGCCTGGTGGTATTGTTGTAGGATTAACTGCCGCATCGTTTAATATTTTAGGTATCACTGGATCTAATTTACATTCTTCGTCGATGCGTTTTTCTACTGTTTGTATTTCTTTTTGTACTACAACCTGTCTGTCGTGTATTATTTGTTTTTGTACAACTATTTTAGTTTGTACTTGAGCATTAACTGAGTTACTTTTTGCTTCAGCCGCATCTAACTTAGCCTGGACCTCTTCTACTTTCAATCTCCAGTGCATTTCTGTGTCGTAACTGCCGTAGCAATATACGCCGGCAATCATAAGAACTGTAGAAATAATTCTAACAGGTTCTCTGTATGGATATGAAGGTGGATAAAGGTTTAGTAATAACCCTATCAAGTATAATGCTCCGCCGGTTGCTAAAATTGCAAATACCGCAAGATGCAACCAGTTATCTGGTAGGAAACTTAATAGCCACATGTTACCACCTATCTTTCTTAACGATTGCCGCTTTATCTCCATTCCTAATTAGGAACATATTATTAATTTTATGTATTTCGTAATTACCGAGATACTTTTCTAGGAAAGTTACTTGGCTTTGACTTGCTTCGTCTAATTGAATAGGACCTTGAATACTTTCTTTAATAGTTTCATAGTCACCCAATGCTAACAAGTTCATACTGATCTCGCCTGAATAAGGTTTAGAAACAAACAAAGTATTATTTTCGTCTATAACAACTTCATTTGCACCCTGATCAAAAAACTCTCCAACAGATTCATTTTTAATTTCTGTTATTTTATTTTCATATTGTTCTGGATCTAAGGGAACATGCTCTGTTATCGCTTCTTCGCTAAAGTCATAGCCTTGAAAATCTTTGTGGTATCTAAAACGCCAATCCCAATTATCAGTTAGTTGACTAATGCCTCTTAATAGATTGTGTAATTGTTTTGGAAGATTTTTATTTCTTTCCATCTCAACAAACACTTGATAGTGTCCATCTTGTTCTTCACCTGAACTCATGTCAGCATCTAGAACATACGGATAACCTTTTTCAATAAATTCCATCAAATCTGTTGCAGGAAATTTATCATTTACTTTAAAGCCTATAACAGTGATATCCTTGTCTTCGCCCATTTTACTCTTGTATTGGTCAATGGTGAACACATCGGAAACAAATCCTTTAAGATCCTTTGATCTTAAACCTTCAAACAATTTATTGCGGTGCTGGTGCTTGTACATCTGTGCCTCCCATGTCAGTTGGTTCAGTTGGCTGAGTATCTATAGCATCACCTGCGGCCGCCCCAGCATTCATTTGTGTTAATTCTTCTATACGCATCATATCAGCAAGTTTACGATTTTCTTTATCATCATAACCTTGGAATATATCTTGCATTAGTTTCTTAGGTATAGTGATATCTACTACCCAAACTGGGTGTGCATCAATCTTACCCTTTTTTGTACCAGGGCGAAAATCGCTTGGTTTGTATACTTTACGTGGAACCATTAATGATTCTTTTCTATAAACTACTTTGCATCCGTAGTCTAGTAAACGCTCTCCACCTTCTGGATCTGGCATCTTATCTCGTGGCCATAGGAATTTGCAAGCAACTGCATAACGAGTTACTTCTGGACCAGCAAGTAATTCACCATCTTCCCAGTTGGCAAATACATAGATATCTAATTCGTCTAATACACGTTCAAAGTCTTTTAGGATTTTAAACGCACTATCATTGACGGATAATGTTTGTATATTCTTAATAATGTCTACTATATCGTGCATGAGAGCTCTCTTCAATGTTAATATTTATGCGATTCAAAAGATACCTATTTGATTATGTTTTTTTCGTTTGGATGTAAATATCTATGCAGGTCGCTCAAAAAGGAGGCATAATTTGTCTAGAGCACGAAGAAAAGAGCGTGATCCACGCTTTGAATCTAATCAAAATCAAGGTCAAAACTTGATTCAAATCAACCAATATCTGCGTAAAAAGCAACAAGTTAATATTGTCCCACGCAACGTGAGCCAAGAATTTTACGTTGATCTACTTAAAAACCCTAAGAAATATATTGTTTTTGCCATCGGTCCTGCGGGAACGGGTAAAACTATGCTTGCGGTTCAAATGGCTATCAAGCTGTTTAAAGAAGGTCAAATCAGTAAAATTATTGTTACTCGCCCTGCTGTATCGGTAGACGAAGACCATGGCTTTTTACCTGGTACATTGAATCAAAAAATGGAGCCTTGGACTCGTCCAATCTTCGACGTATTCGAAGAATATTACCATCCGAAAGAAATAGCAGAAATGTTAGAGGATGGCGTTATTGAAATTAGTCCACTTGCTTATATGCGCGGTCGAACGTTTAAGAACGCATTTGTAATAGCAGACGAGATGCAAAATGCTACACCGTCACAGATGAAGATGTTATTAACCAGACTCGGCGAAAACAGCCGAATGATAGTTACCGGAGACCTAAATCAAGCCGATCGCCCAAGCGAAAACGGTTTGCTAGAATTCTGCGATTTATACGGACAAGGGGGTGATTCGCGTATGATCGCTATGGCAAAATTTGAGGTCAAGGATGTCGAGCGCCATCCAGCGGTAAGAGAAGTTCTTAAAATTTATAAGGAATTAGATAACGAATAATTTTTAACTCGAAAACCAGTCAACAGAAAACCGCATAGTAACCGACCTGCAATCGACTATGCGGTTTTATTTTATTGTTGTACTCTTGCTAGTTTGGCAAATGTAGCAGACAGATTGATTTCTGGATCTCCGATAAGTCTATGATCAACTGCTCCTTGTTTAAGGATAATAATTGCTTGATCTTTTTCTTCTTCGTTTCTTCCAAACAATTCGATGTTGTCATAACACCAACGGAAAATTCCTTCAATCTCTTCTGGTCTAGCTCTAGCACACAATAGCTTACGTGCTTCTTGTATTTTGCCTGCTTTAAATAACTTAACCATTTCGACTTTGTAATCTACTGTATCGACATCTCCGTTATTAGGAGCAATTAACTTTCCATCCTGTACATTTTGTTGTACGAAGTTAATACACTTTCTTAAGTCTGGATAAGTTGTTAGCACATAGCTATCAATAATGTCTGGATCAAATTCGACATTTTCTTCGATCAATATTGTAAGCACTCTTGCAGTAAAATCTGTTCTGTCAATGCTTGCAAAATGCATCTGTTGACAACGACTGTGAATAGCTGGACTAAGCAACTGTGGTTGATTGCAAGTTAGAATAAATCTACTGGTGTTACTGTATTCTTCCATCACACCACGCATTGCGGCCTGTGCTGATTGTGTTAAGAAATCTGCCTCATCTAACAATACAACCTTAAATGGGCCAAACGGCATCATTTGAATAAAGTTTGTAATACGATCTCTAACTTCATCAATACCACGTTCACGTGATGCATTGATTTCTAAAATATCATAATCGGGAATACCAATTTCATTCAACAACATCTTGGCAAGTGTTGTCTTACCAATACCTGGACCTCCACTCAACAATAGATGAGGGATACTGCCTTCTTTGATCCAAGTTAGGATTTGTTTCTTTTGTGCCGCATCTCTAAATACATAACCGTCAACTGTTTTAGGACGGTATTTTTCTACCCATAATTCTTTCATTCTTTTACCTGATTAATAATGTTTTGTGCTATTGTATTTGCTTTATCGTCTTGAATAGAATATAGATGTAATCTATCTGCTAATGCTCGCATATCGTTACTTAATTCGCCTATGCCAACTTCTGCTTCGACCATACGAGCAATATCATGCAATTGAATTACTGCATCGACTAATTTAAGATTTCGCATTTTTACTTTTCTCAGCTTGTGCTACACGCTTGCGTAGACTTGAACTGCTAAACGAATGATCTCGTCCATTGTAGACAATTTCAATTCCTCGATTTAGACAAATTTGTTTGCCTGTAAATTCTACGTCTTTATACTCTACACCTAATATTCTAACATCGACAGGAAGAATAAGCAATAAGTCTTCTAGATCTTTTTCTGTTTGATAAACCACAACTTCATCTACGTTACGATTTGTACTAACTTGAATTTGTCTTTCTACAATGCTTTGAATCGGAGGATTTTTAGTATCGGGTCTGTCAATAGTAGGATCAGTTTGTAATGCGGCAATCAAGTAATCACAATGATTCTTTGCTTCTGCCAGCATAGCAACATGACCTGCATGAAACAGATCGAATGAACTGAATACTATTCCTACTTTTAATCCATCTTCTTTTAATTGTTTTATTTTATTGAATATCATTTTCCAAATCCGAATGGGCATTTAGCCTCTTTTTTATCCATTGCCTTTTTAACAAACTGATAATGATGATTAAAAGTAATAGGCTTTGGATTCATATTATTAAGTTCCTGTGGGGAAACTAAATGTGTTTTAATTTTAAGTGTTCTCTCTGTAAGCGGAATAATCATAGCCGCAGGTTCGCCCGCTCTAAGTTCTATGATTCGTTCGTCATCTCGGAAATCGAACATTATGTTTAAATTTCCTGAATTTTGATATTTGTAGTCAACGATACCGGGACAGAACAAATATTCTGTAGGGTTTAGGTTGTTATAGAAAGGTTGAGAGAACGAAAATTGTATGCCTTCTTTTTCTCTAATGAACCAGGGACAATCAAGTTTCAGGTGCCCGTATTTCGTCGATGGTAGATAATTGCCCCATTGCTCGGGCTCGTGAAATACTCCCTTGTATTGACTTGCAGATTCAAACATAACCTTGGGAGTTTTTAAACTACCAATTTTAATATTGTAATCACTCCAAAGAGGAATTACAGCACTATTTTGATAATAGCTAATCAAACCCCTGCACGACTTCATCGTGTTGAGTTTTAATTGTGTAGGACTTTTTTTGCTGACAAAATCTTTTGGTAATTGTTTCCACCAATCGGGATAAAACTTATGTCCATAATCGATAGGCAAAAAATCATGCAGGTAGTTATTATCTGTAAAACAATCAAGAACTACTGTGCTTTTTCTAAAAAAGAAAAACATTAAGTAAGATCCTTAAACATCTGCTTGCGCCCGTCTTCGCCTAGGGTAGAATCGAATATTTCGTGTACACGCTGTAGCATGGCACATGCCAACATAAGCATTTCATTTCGATCATCGGTTAATCGAATACATGCATCGATTGGTACCATCATTTCTGCCATTCTTTTTTCTAAGCTCATTTCTTTCCTCTAAACCACTGTAATAGATTATAAAATCTAGCCTTGTAATTATCTAGCATTATCATAGGCGGGTGATTAGGACAACGGCCTTGTTGAAAGTCGCAACTTGGACTATAGTCTTTACCGCAAGTTTTACACGTCACTTTTAAGTATCCTTATAAGTTTTTCCTGCTCTTTTTGTTTAAGCCATTCTGCTTCGGTATCACCAAAACTTGAACAGCGCCGTAGTGCATCTTCGACAATCCATTTTAGGATGTACAAATCTTGTTTAGCACCCCATTGAATAAATCCGTCATTAAGTCTAGACGTAGCATCGTACGCGGCCGCATTAATTTCTCGAGCCGCCTTAGTTACATCATATGAATATTTGAATCCCATAATACATTGTATAATAAAAAAAAGGGTCTGTCAAGACCCTTTGAGTTACTTGCCCACAAATGGAGCCAACTCTGGAGGCATCCACCCTACGGGTTTCAATACCTTTCCATCTTCACGTTTACGGACCTTGCCTGTTTCTTTGTCAATCTTAGCAAAGTTGGTACGCATAACTTCTTTCCAAGCACCTTCAGCATCTGCGCCCATACTGTGTAATGCGCCAATAGTAACAACCAAAATATCAATTAAAGCATCTAATTGTTCAACTCGGTCGTTGGCTGTTTCAGCCGCAACTAGCTCGTTAAATTCTTCTTCGATTAGATTTTTGTACATTTCAAATTGTGCCTCATTGAAGGTATCTGTGCTTTGATCACAAGCCTTCATAAATTTCTCTTGGTCGCGAAATGGATTTGTCATTAGTTTCCTCTTAAAACATCATTTGGTTTTTCATCTGCAGACATCATAATTGCTTTGTTGTCTACTCCGTGTACACGGATTACTTCTCCGTTTTCTTCAATTTCAAATTTTCGAGTCCAACGGCCGTGTTCGATAAGAATCCATTCTCCTACCTTAACATCTTTTTGTTGCGGACCTACTGCCCACACTTTGCCCCACCGTGGATGAATACCAGCGGTCTTCCCGTCAGCGCCGGGAATAATAATTCCACTAGCGGCTTTAACATCTCCGAAGTTCATATCAGTGACGAGTATTCTGTCACGAATTGGGTTTATCGTTCCTCTTGCTACTGTCATTTATTCACCTTGTGGCTTTGTTGACTTTTTAACATCAACTGTTGATTCTTGAACTGGTGCAGGTGCGGCCTGTTGAACAGGTTTTGTAGGAATTGGTCTTGGGCTACTAGGCTGTGCATTTGGATTGTTTTCGTAATATGCTGTCATTTTTTGTTCACGTGTCTTAACAATCTTACCACCAGGTCCTAATTCGTCACCGCGGGCGTTCATACGCACATTGCCTACTGCTGGCATCATTTCATTTTGAACCAATAGTTTGTCCATGTCAACTACTTTGCCGTTCATTGTTCTATATTGTCTTGCCATTTTAAATCTCCTTATTTTAAGAACTCGTGTATATCAAGTTCATATTTTATACTATCAACTTTGTGAACACCTATTAAGAATAGCACATAACTTGCTACACTACTGCCACGTCCTACACCCCATACTATCTTGTGTTCACGCATAGTATCTACTAAGTATTTAAGATAAAATAATAGGTCTATCATGCCATGTTGGCTAAACAGTTCTAATTCTTGATTTACTCTATCTATTTGTTCTGCGGTTGTACAACACCCGTATAGATATTCCATTAAATTTGGACAGTAATCGTCGGGCATAAACCAATTTGATTGATTGGTTTTATCAAACTCATCTATACTAATGTTAGGATCTTGGTAGATTTTTAACGAATTGAGCTTATCAAAATTTTCCTTGATAGCTTGATTGAACTTTTTTACTTCTTCGGGGTCGTCTAAAAATATATTATTTAGATCGACAATTTTACCAGAATACAGGCCAGATAATACATCTGATGTATTTAAAATTACCTCTCCGTAGTCTGTGGTTCTCATCAGTTAACTATACACTTCTGTAAAGTTAAAGTCAATTCACTTTGATAAGATTGCCAAGTTCTTTGTTTTGATTTTTGTTTACCGATGCTAATGCGGCTTGTTGGCGTTTTTGAAGTTCCATTTTATAAGCATCTAATGCCGCAATGATTTGGTAAAGTACATCATTATAGCCATACTTCATAGCAATCATATATTTTCTGCTAAGTTCGCTTACTTTTTCCTCTATATCAGTATCTTTCAAAGAAGTAAGATCACCTAAAAGTGGATGAAAATTTAAGCTCATTGATAGGTTCCGCCTACTTTTCTTAAGAATAAACTAGCGCCATTTGGAGACTGTGTATTAGACCACATTTCGATAATTACAGGATTGTAATAAGAACTAGATGTTAAATTTATTGTAGAAGTACTATATTGATCTACCTTAAGTGTAAAGCCAGGAGTTGTTAATACTGTTAAGGTTGCAGTAGTATTAGTATTTGCGTTATAGATTTCAAAAGAAATTTTACCAGACGAAGGAGTACTTCCACTTGGCCAATCTGTAACGGTTAAGGTTGCAGACGATGTGCTAACCTGAATTGTTTGATAGCCGCCTAATAGAAAACTAACTGATGTGTTTACCGTTGTTAAAACATTTACAGCAGGAGTTACTAAAGATTCTGCTTGCAATTCTGCTCGGTAAATTGTACTGAAATAAAAGTCGTTTGTGCTTTCTGTAACATTAACGCTACCTGCTTGTAGATTTGAAATTTCATTAGCCGCACTTCCTAGGGCGTTTTGAATATAGGTAAAGTTATCTCTAAAACCTTGTGTGTCGTTATCTACACCTGCTACAGGGTATAGTGTGTTTATATTGTTACTAAAATTGGTTACAGTACTAGTCATTTGAATGTCTCACAGTTGTTATCTATTTATCAGCTGATATTGCCGGGTGTTGCAGAATTAAACGGCATATATAGATATCCGTTAGTTGCACCTTGCAAACTTGCTAAATTTGTATAAGTTCCGACTCCAATGTTTACACCACCTAAAGTATAGCCTGTGTAATAACTCTCATTAAGTTGACCTTTAGATGACACAGAATTAATCCAATTTAATACATTAGTTGCTGTGTACCAAGGACGTAAACTTAACAGCAATGCACTTAAACCAGTAACATTAGGTGTTGCTTGACTAGTGCCTGATATTTTATTTAGGTAATATGATGTATTTCTGCCATCTTGTACTGCGGCCACAATGTAATTGGTATTACTATATGCACCCATAATTTCCACACCTGGTGCAAAAATATCAACTCTAGGACCAGTGGCACTAAAATATACCTTATGATCTGGTGCGTAAATATCAGTAGCCCCTACACAGATGCATCCGGGTGTAGCACTTGGTGTATTTCCTTGATGATAATAATATGTAGTATTTGAATTATCCACATAATAATTATTATAATCAATTCCAGTTGGCACATCTACTTTCATACTGTTATTGCCTGCGGCACCTACTACTACAATTCCTGCCGCAATACAACTTTCTATTTCTGCTTCGATGTATGATATTCTAGCACCAAACGTACTAGTTAACGATTTGATCAACCCGTAATTAGCATTGAATGTACTAGTTGTATAAGTTGTACCTCTGTAATTAACACTCTTGATGGTGCTAAATGAATAATTGTATGCGTAACTGCACGATACTATTGTTGGTCTAATGTATCCTGTACTGGTAGGTGTTTTAGCAAGATGAAATGCACGGATACTTTCCCAGGCACTGAATTCATCTACTAATCCTAAAGTAGACTTTGTAGTTATATCTAGTACATTACCGGAATCGCTACCTACTACTCTTAATGAATATACTGCGGCCCCCGGCGCCCATCCGCAAGTGTTACCTGCCGCAATAGTTGCAACATTACTACCGTGTCCGTCCCAATCCCCTAAAAATCCGCCTGTTGGTGCAGAACTAATGAAACCGTATTGAGTCCAGTCCCAATTAACAACTCTGCTACCTCCTGTTCCATTTGAGTTAACTGCTAGCTCTGGATGACCGGCTTCGACACCTGTATCCATAATAATAATATCAACACCGGTGCCATCTAAATTGTATGTGTATGGAGTTGATGTGCTAGAGAATGAAGAAAAATTATCATAGTTATTGATACATCTACTCAATGCCCAATTTTTTAAACCATAGGTAACTGTGCTTGATCTATCAAATGGACCTGATCGGCTTCCTGAATGTGATGGATATAATCCTCGATCAGCCGCAGGTTGTTCTACTGCTCGTACTCTAGGATCATTTACAAGTTGCGCGGCCTCATCTGCAGAAAGCATGAATATGCCGTTGTATTCACTACCATCGCACGAATCAATACATTGTACTGATCTTACAGGAATAGTAGAGCTACCTTGGTATGCTTGTAATTCTGTATGAACATCAGTTTTGTAGTCTGGATGATCTACAGTAACAAAATATCTTTGTAGCATGTTACGCCACCTGTGTACGGCCGTTTACTGTGTACCAATGTGTGCCATCGAAGTAACAAGGTTGAGCACCGCCAGTTGCATCAGTAACAAATACCATAGCACCTTGTTGTGTTCCTCCGCTTAGACTACTTAAATTAGCTAGTGTTGATGTTGTTAATACAAACGGTGTATTAACTGTAATTTGCCCTACGGCTTTGAAATTTAAATCGTTACCTGAAACAAAATTTACAGCACCTACGGCAGACACTGTTAATGTGTTTACATATAATGTTTGAATTGTATATGTACCATTGGCCAATGCGTTGACCGCTCCTGTAGCACCTTGGTTACCAGTTACTCCAGTTGAGCCTGTTAGTCCAGTTTGTCCTGTAGCGCCAGTAGCGCCTACACCAGTAGCACCTGTACTGCCTGTAAAGCCGGTAGCACCTACACCGGTAGCACCGGTCAAACCGGTAGCACCAAAACCTCCCTGGTATCCTTGTAGTCCTTGTGCACCAGTAGCTCCGGTTAGTCCTGTAGCACCAATTTGTCCCGTAGCACCCTGAGGGCCTTGACTTCCTGATGCCCCAGTAGCACCAGTACCGCCCATTAGGCCAGTAGCACCTAAACCTGTAGCACCTTGTGGTCCAGTAGCACCTGTAGCGCCTTGTGCGGCCGCTGTACCTGGAACTCCTGTAGCACCTACAGGACCAGTAGCGCCTGTACTGCCTGATACTCCAGTAGCACCTGTTCCGCCTTGTCCGGATGGGCCAGTTGCTCCTTGAACACCAGTTGCTCCTGTAGCACCTAATCCGGTAGCACCGGTAGCGCCTTGCCCTGCAAACAATCCATTAACACCTTGAGCTCCGGTAGCACCTGTATATCCTGCAGGTCCTTGAATGCCAGTAGCACCTGTAGCACCGGGAGATCCTATACCAGTAGCACCCTGTGTACTAACTGAAACAGTTCCGTCACCATATGAAATAAATCCAGCACCTAATTTAATGCCGCCTAATGTTGCTGTAGTAGCAACAGGTAATGAGTATGGAGTAACACTAATAACACCATTGATTAAATTAATTCCACTACCGATAATTACTCCGCCTAATGTACTATTTGTTGCGGTTGCTAAAGTATACGGAGTTACACTAATTGTCATTCCGTTAACATTAATTCCACTACCTATTTTTACAATACCTGCACTAGTAGTAGAAGCAAAATTTAAGGATGTTGTAATAACATTAATAGTTCCATTTTCTGTAACAGAAAGAGTCGGTCCTATTCTAACACCACCTTGTACTGTATTAGTTGCAGTGGCAAGGTATGTACTTAGAATATTTTGGTTGATATGTAATCCGATAGCTCCAACCGTTGTTTGTCTAGTAGCATTTACGCTAGTATCAACGACTGGTATAATAATCGAATCAGTTACAGTTGTAACAACTGGTAAATTTGCTATGGTACTCATTATTTAATTACACACTCCACTAGTCCAGGACCACCGTCCTCTAGGGCAAACGCAAATGGCTGTTTACCGTTGTCTTGATTCCAACCAGCACCATTTGCATATGGCCAAATTGGATCGCCTTTCTTAACTGGTCCTGCTAATAACATAGGCACTCGACCAGTTAGTGCAACAGGTTGACCTGGAGCATCTCTATTCATTAGATAAGCAGGATTGGTACTAATTGCACCTAGTACATAACATTCGCTTGTAGTAATAGCAGTAACTTCGGCACTTCCGCCTACTCGAACTACTGTGCCTGCTGGATATACTTGATCTGTTGCATAAATTTCTGCCAAGTCAGCATAATAAGCACTGGTAGCAGTACCAGCAAATATGTTAGCAGTAAACACTTTAGCAGTTACAGTTCCGGTACTAATAACCACTGATTCAACTCCGCCGGTGTATAATTTAAAACCACCACCGTCGCTGACTAATGACATTCCAAAACCGCTATTTGCTTGAATTCTATTTACAGAAATACTAGAACCTAGTGTTTCGTAATTAGATGCTCCACCGGTTACCCAAATAAGATCATTCCCGTCTGCAATAACCATTCCGTTACTGTAGATCGTTCCGTTACCGTCTCTTGCAACTATAGTTCCTGTGGTAAATTGATTAATTAATGAATTGTAAAGTCCGCTGATTTCACCGACCTGATAATAACCTCCGTCGGTTACATACAGATTATTTGCTTGTCCTACTGTTCCGTTATATGTTGTAGCATTAACCGTGGTAGCATTAATTGTAGTAGCGTTAATAGTACCAGTTGAATCTCTAGCAACAATTGAAGATGCATTATTACCAACGGATCCGCCTACATACGAACCAGAATTTAAATCAAATACATATAATGCATTTGCCGTAGTTGATATAACTGATGGACCAGTTTGTCCAGTGGCACCTTGCGGGCCAGTGGCACCTGTAGCACCTAATCCAGTAGCACCTGTAGAACCTAATGGCCCAGTAGCGCCAGAAGCGCCGTATGGTCCTGTAGCGCCAGTAGCACCACTACCTGTAGCACCAGGTAAACCAGAAGCGCCAGTAGCACCTACACCTGTAGCACCAGTAGCACCTGTAGGGCCTGATGCTCCTACATCCCCTGCATTTCCAGTAGCACCTTGCTGACCAGTAGCACCAGTAGAACCAAAAGCACCAGTAGCGCCGGTAGTACCTAAACCAGTAGCACCTGTTTGTCCAACAGCACCTGTAGCACCTACACCAACAATAGTACCTACGTTAGTCCATGTTCCTAACCATTCGTAAAGATTTCCATCGCCTTGGTTAATATAAGAATTACCAGTAGCACCTGTATATGGATATGGTAAATCAGTACTAGTAGAAACACTGCCTATAATTATAACACTAGTTCCTGCAAATCCGCTTGCACCAGTAGCACCAGTAGCACCCGAGCCAGTAGCACCAGTAGCACCAGGTCCGCCGTTCTGTCCATTAAGACCAGTAGCACCAGTAGCACCAAACCCAGTAGCACCTGTGGAACCAGGACCGCCAGTGGCACCTGTAGCACCAGGAAAACCTTGGCCAGTGGCACCAGTAGCACCATTAGGTCCTGTAGCACCTTGTACTCCTGTTGCTCCTGTTGCTCCAGTAGCACCACTTGCTCCGATTCCTGTAGCGCCAGTACTTCCTTGCGCACCCGTACTTCCTTGATAACCGGTAGCACCTTGTACACCAGTAGCTCCGGTAGCACCTGTTCCTCCTAATGGACCGGTAGCACCTGTACTACCATATTGACCAGTAGCACCTGTAGCACCGAACATACCTGTGGCACCTGTCGCTCCTAATCCTGTCGCTCCTTGTGGTCCTGTAGCACCTGTACTACCTGTAGCACCGATACTACCTGTAGCACCTGATGCGCCTGTAGCACCGATTGGACCTAATGGTCCTGTGGCACCAGTTGCGCCAGTAGCCCCTGTGGCTCCGGTAGCACCACTACCTGTGGCTCCGGTACTTCCTTGATTACCTTCAAATCCAGTGCTACCAATTTCTCCTGAAATTGATAAATTGTAACTTGTTGTACTTGCAACTCCTGCAATTCTATCTACTTGTACTTGTATAATTCCGTGTACGTAATCTACTAGATCAATCTGTCCTTCAAACCATTGTGTGTAATCTGCTTGAACACTTGCACGTACTCGTGAACCTGTTTGATAACCAAACGTAGATGTATTGTAATTGTTAATAGTAAGGGTGGAAGTTTCTCCGTCAAATGGTGTTACCCCACCTGCATCGTATGTTGTCCATAGATACCCTGTACCACTTGCACCTGTAGCACCGTTATATCCAGTGGCACCTGTACTACCAATTGCACCAAACAACACAGGAGGTCCCCATGTTGAAGTTGATTGTAAAATATATAAAAAGTTTGTATTGGTTGCTAAAAATACAAACCCAGTTCCTGAATTATTATATTGTGTTCTATCATCTGGACTAGGATAATTGCCATATGCGTTAATTTTAAATCCTACACCAGTAGCACCCGTTGTTCCTTGTATACCAGTAGCACCTGTACTACCTGTAGCTCCGACAGGACCTACATTTCCTTGTGGGCCTGTTGCACCTGTAGCGCCTGTTGCTCCAGTGCCGCCTTGGCCTGCTACTCCAGTAGCACCAACACCACCGGTTGCACCTGTGGCTCCAACATTTCCTTGTACACCAGTAGCACCTGTGCTACCAATACCTGTAGCGCCTGTTGCACCTGCACCAGTAGCACCCGCTGGACCTGTAGCACCTTGACTACCGGTTGCACCTGTACTACCGATACCTGTAGCACCTGTAGCACCTGCCCCAGTAGCACCCTGAACACCAGTTGCTCCTACATAACCTTGTAATCCTCTTAGACCAGTAGCACCAGTGGCGCCTTCTCCAGTAGCACCAGTAGCACCACTTGGACCAGGAACTGTACTTGTAGGTCCTGTAGCACCTGTTGCTCCTTGTCCTGTAGCACCTGTACTACCAATTGGACCATTTGGTCCTGTAGCACCTGTTGCTCCAGTAGCGCCAGTAGCACCTGCACCTGTTGCTCCTGTGGCACCTGTTGTTCCTTGCAAACCTGTTGCACCTTGTGAAATACTCTTACTAATAAATGCTTGTATTTGTCCTACTGTAGCCTGTTTAGTTTGTTCAATTGGCGAATAAGTGTCTACTACCGGAATGATAACGGTGTTAGTTATTGTTGAAATTATCGGTAGATTACTAATTGTACTCATTTAACTATATCGCCTTGTGTGAATAGATCGGTTCCGTCTTCTGCTTCCAATATAATACCGTCTGGACCAGCCAACGGATCCAGTGGTTGAGTACCGTCTGGAATGAAAGTTTCTCCAGTAGCTGGGAACTTGAGATATTTATCACTGGTATAATCTATGGTTTGATCTATGATTAATCTATCAACTTCAAAGTCAATTAATTTAAAATCAAAACCTGTTAAGTTTATTTTCTCTACGGTACTTGCACCGTAGCCAGGTTTAACATAACAAATTGGCACTGCCTTAATAAATCCTAATGGCTGGCCATTTGCTTGAAGTGTGCGCATATATCTAGGTCTTAGATATTCGTCAGTGAGAATAGTATCGCCATTAATAGTAACACCTTCTAATCTTCCTTGCCAGTTATCTAAACTGTTAACATATACGTCTTGTAATTGTTGATTTACTAAAACAGTAACATCATTAGGACTTGCGCCTGCTGAATTCTGTGCAGAATCGATAATATCTACATAGACTAATTCATATACATTCTTACCATTCTCATCTTGTGCCATTACAGATTTAACATCGCCAAAATAGAAACGTTTATTATAAAAATATTCTTGTAGACACGCTACATAATCTGCAAGTTGTAATCTTTGTATACCAAACTCAATTGTCATTGCAATTTGATTTTGTATACCAAACTTGGGATCACTAGGACGATATATAGTGGTAGGATCAAATGTTGTTTTGCTTAACACAAAATCTCTGTACGATTGTCTTACAGACTTAGCAAGGAACGGTCTTACATAGATATTACTAAATTGTGTATTACCAAAATCTTGATCTTGTAAATCTATATAAAAAGTTTTTGTTAATGAACTTAGTCTATATACATCGTTAGCTGTAACAGTGAAACTAGCATGTCTATCGATAGTTGTTGCACCACCATCAATTGTAAATGGAGTTGTACTGGTATAATCGACATAGGTTAATCCGTTATATGGAACAGTACCTACAATGGTACCATCACGCATTAGTTCTAAACCGGTAGGAAGTTCTCCGCCCACTAGTGTATATTGTACAGCAACATCGGTGGCATTGGTATGCTCTGCTTGAATATACAGTTCACTTGTGTATCCTGGCTTTAGGGCACCTGGACTATCTCCGGTAATCCATTGCATTGTACTATCAATATTACCTTTAAGAGTCATTAAGAATACCCTATCACTCTTAACAACGTTTCCTGTTACCGCATCAGTTTTAGTCATTCTAACTGTAAACTGATATGTTAGACTATAGGATGGTAGATATGGAATTTGACCATATAGGTCGCCTGATGCAGAATCTAAACTAAATCCATCTGGATGTTTAGATAATGAACCAAAGTACAAATTAGTTTGATCTGGAATTGTTGTTTTTAATGAAGTTGAGTATATAACTACACCATTTGACAACACAGGGTTATATTGGAATGTTAGATAGCATGTACCATTGCCAGTATCAGTTACTGATACAATTTCGTATTCAGTTGAATCTGCACCCGCCACATATGAATCTAATCTAAAATATTGACCCGTACTAGGTAATGTAGTAATGTTCTCTAGATACAATATACTAGCACCGACTAAATTTTGTGTCTGTCTACCTGTATTAGGATCTATTGCACCATTAGCAACTCCTCGTATCTGTGGATTAACGCTTACACTAGTCCAATCAAATGTTACAGGACCTGTACTTGGGAATGGATCATAGGTCCCAATTTCAATTATTTGATAATTACCAGCACGTCTAGTTCCTAAGTTAACTGGACTCAACCAGTTAGGTGCAAACAAGTAACCATCGCTTGCAAAGAATCCCGAATCGGCAGAAATGTATGAAGTATCAGCACGTAGGCTGTTAGAATCAAATAATTGAATAGAAAACAATCTTCTAGAACTATTAAAACCATCGCTAGCTGTTACATAAAATTGATAGATCTTTGTATAAAATTTAGGAGCAGTACTTAGGTCACCTACTTTAGACACTACATCATATGGATATGCATCGTAATAAGATGTGTCGTACCCTGCTAGATAAGACGAAGTTGGGATAGTTAAATCTTCTGTAACAACACCTGAAATAATACCAGACTCACTTAATACTAATCCGGGAGGTAATTGACCATCGCCATCTGCAATAAAATAAATTAATTGTTGGCCTTTTTCTAAAACATTTGCTTCTGCTACTAATTGATAATTTACCTGCTCTTGATTAACTGTAAATAATTCTCCAGTAGTACCTATCGGTAACATTCCGCCATCTGTTACCCACTCAGGTGCAACTTCACCTAACACATCTATGTTGAATGTGGCGTCTGCGATGCCATCTGAATTAGATGCTCTAATAACAAATTTAGAATTAATTACGCTAGGAACACTTGTAGGGTCACCTACAATAAAACAAACTGTACCTGACACAGTCGTAAGAGCACCTGTGTCTGGATTAGGAACTATTATATTAGTTGACGTAGTAGCTTTATCTAACACTAGTCCAGAAGGTAAATTTCCTGATATAACAGAAAAGTTAACAGCTTGGCCAAAGTCTTGAACTACAATCGGAATTGATTGTGCTGTTCGTTCTGTAGCTGTTCCTAAAAACCCAGAAGGTGTATACCAAATTGGTGCGCTCATATTTTACAATCTAAATAATGTTACTTTTGCTCGCCAAGTGTACACATGGTTAGTAGCAGTTGAACCGCTAACATTGTACAAGTTAACACTGACTCCATTAGTTGCTGTATTAACTGTAGCAGTGCCTATTTCCCAAATAGCGGTTGTTACTGCACCTGATGTATTTACAGAAGTAGGACTCATGCCCACTGTAGTAGCATGCCCATTAAAGTAAGTTATCATGTAACTGGTTGCAGAATCTAATGTATTGTCTGTAGTATTATTTGCTATAATATCTACTTCGGCTCCTCTATAAACTACGTTACTAAATGTAAAAAGTGATACAAATGTCGATGTGTTTGACGGTAATGTAAAACTTCCACTATATGCTCGAATATCAATTGCCTCACTACCTGCATTGTCGATGATATTAACAGTCGAAGTAGTAGCGGCACCTGTAACCGATAAAGTACCATCAGGTGCTACTGATAATCCTGTTCCAGGTATAACAACACCTGCAACACTATTTGTTGCTGGAAGAACAGTAGCAGTTGCAGTAAACAATCCTAAAAATGTGTTGTTAACTTTAGCAAATGCAACACGAATGCTATCGCCGTCGCCTGAGTTAGGTGACGAACCTAAGTTGATTAAGTTCGTCGCTGTTGTCCATTGATATGTCATTATAGTCTCCCTACTACTACTTCAATTACCCCGATTGATTGACTGTTGTAATCTTCGAGAGCTTTACCTATTACGGCTCCTAGTTTAGGATCGGGATCTGATGTAGCAACACCTTTGATGCCGCTTGCTACTAACATATCACCTTTCTTAATTGTACCTACAACCTTACATGGCACGCGACCTGTTAACGCAATAGCAATACCGCCTTCTAATTTGTCATTCATTAAGTGAGCAGGATTAGTAGATACAACACCCGCTACTCTTCGGTCCATATAAGTTACTGATGCTGTAACTTCTGCTACACCACCAAATGACATAACTGTCCCTGGTGCACAGTCAGCATCTGCTAGATATTTTTCTGCTAAGTCAGCGTAATATGCTGATGTAGCGGTACCGTGGAATATAGTAGCATACATATCGGAACCAGAATATATCTTTCCACTTACACCTAATCCGCCATTAATTGTAACAGTTGCTTGATTATATGCATTGGCATGGTCCCAACTTCCGTTGATTGTTAACTGAGCTACGCTGTCTGGTGAACGTCCATTGTAAGCAGAAGCCGCGCCAGTTCCGCTGGCCAAGAACTGCATAAGACAACTGCTATTCTCCCAAAGGAACATACCATTTGGGCTAGTACCATACAATCCACCCATGCTATTTACTGGAGTAGATGCATTACTATTGGCCGCCAACAGTTGTATTTTAGCGCCAGAATTGTCTGCTCTAACATATACTGACGCCTGTCCGTTTGCGGCAGTGCTTAAATTTTCTACAGCAAAATCTACTTGACCAGCAACACCGTTGCTTACAGCTGATTCTGGTGCAAATGTCAACTGACGTACATTTGTACTAGTGTACGGAATAAGTACTCCGCCATTAGTGAATACAATTCCTTGGCTTGAACCCAGCACACCAATTGTTAATGCGTTAAATGTTGGACTTGCACTGGTACTAATATCTTGAACAGTGGCAATAGTCTCAGCTGTTCCACCGTTATATGTTCCACTAACGGATCCACCAATTGTAATACCAGTTCCTGCTGTTAGATTATCTAAATTACTGCCTAATGCAATACCACTAATTGTATTATTAGTTAGGTATGTATTATCAATAGTACTACCGTGCCATACACCGGATGTAATTGTGCCAACTGTTGCTAAGGCACTTGCTGAAGTTAATCCTGCCATTGTTGTTACATTTGGCTGACTAGCTGTTTCTAATGTACCCCAGATATTGGTTGCAGTTAAATTACCACCAATTGTTACATCACCACTAGCATTACGAGAAACTAAGTTACTTGAACCGCCAGTAGCACTTTGGTTAGTTGTAATTGATACTGAACTGCCGTTATTAAATGAACCACTGCCTAAATAACCATCGAAACTTAAGGTATGTACTAGATTACCTGTAATAGTACCTGCCGCAACAATATTACCTGAAGTAGCATCTACAGTAAATTTACTAGCACCTACAACAAATGATCCTGTACTTCCAATAGAGCCTGCTGTAATTACATTACCTGTACCAGCATCAACTTGGAATTTATTAGTATTGATTGTTAAGTTACCAGTAACAGCCTGTACATTAAATTTATTACCTACATTAAATGTGCTTGAAACATTCAATGTATTAGTTACAGTAGCATTACCAGATACAGTTAAATCATTTGTTACAACAACATAACCGGATGTAGTTACATGGGCAACATTTAAACTTCCACCCATATAGGTATTCTTACCAATACCAACACCGCCACCTATCTGTAAATCACCAGTAGTAATGCTTGTTGAATCTACACCACCCGAAGTTTTAAGACCGTTGCTTGATACAAAGTTAGCTACACCGTCATACTCGAAAGTAATCCAAGGAGTACTTACCGGACCAACAGCAATACCGCTGTTGTTTGCACCAACTGCGGAAGAAGTAGCGGTTGACAAATAAATTAATGCATCGCCTGTTTCAATAGCAGTTGAATTAATGATAGTTCGACTACCATTAACATACAAGTTTCCACCAATCCATAAATCTCGGCCGATACCAACACCACCTGTTACTACTAATGCACCTGTCATTGTGTTAGTTGCATTGGTAGACAGTGTAACGGTTAACGTATTGTTGACTGTGGTTGTGCTAAGGAATGTAGTGCCAGCAGTAAAGTCTGCGTTTACACCGTACACAGTTGCCCAACGATCTGCGTTGCTACCTAGGTTGTATGTATTGGTAGCATTTGGCACAACATTATTGCCGATGTCAAATGTAACCCAACCGTTGGTAGCCATAAAGTATGATGGATCAAATGTTGCTAAACCTAAGTCAGCTTGTATAAATGATCTTGGAGCAGATACTTGAGCAGTATTTGCGGCCTGCATTGCTAACTTGCTTTGTTGAATAGCCGCATTGTTATTAACGTGGTAGTCAGTAATTGGATTATTAGCTCCATTACCGCCTACTAGTTTGATAGTCAATGTATTGTTTACACGAGTAAATGCTACATCACTGCCACCGCCATTTGCAGAAGAAGTGTTAGTAATAGTTGCTGTGCTTAATGAAACGTTAACAGCCTGAGTAGTTGTTGACCATACAGTGTACTGACTTGCAGTGTTATATGGAACGGTTGTACTGCTGAACATTACTAAATCTTGATTAACAGGATTTGTTAATGTTACATCGGGTAGTCTTGAGAATTGAGCACGTTGATCAACATAACGCTTGCTTGCGGCTTGTGTTGCTGTACTAATGCCAGTAATCGGATCCATGCCTAAGTCTAACGGCCCTTGCATTTTACCCCAATTTGGACGAGGTGTTATACCGTCCCAATCTGTTGCCCAGATACCAAATAGACTTAATTTTTCATCAACCCATCCCTTGTTAGGAACATTTGTGCTAGTATTACCTGTTAACGAAACATTAATAATAGCTTCGCTATTCATGTTGATGTTACCAGTCATTGGCAACAGACCTGTACGATCTAAGAAGCCAGGTCCTAACAATGACTGTTGATAAACCGCACCTGTTTGATCTAGACCTAAACGTTTGTTAACAAAAGTTACAATCGCTTGTTCGACTGGTACTTTGGTAGTAGCGTTTGCGGCCATAGTACCATCTGTACTAAATCTATTAACAGTTGTATCACCGCGTTTGAATGTAATACTGTCAACGTTGCTTAAACCAATTGGAGCACTAATTGTAACAGTGCCGTGACCTTGGTCAACGTTAAAATATTCACCAACACGGAAGTTACCATCTTGGTCGGTTGTTACATAATAAACAACACCCTTACCGATCATGTTAACTTCTTGACTTTGGAATGGACCTTGCAATGGAGGACCATATAAGTCATTTGGAATCTTACTTGTAGCATAACCGCCAGTACCAACGTCTACCATGTCATGTGCCGTAGCACGTAATGTAGAAATCTTAACAGTGATGTTACCTGTCTGGCCTGCTCCAATACCTGCTTGTAAACCAGCGTTACTGCCGCCGATACCGATAACAGCATTTGGAAGAATAATTTCGTCTTGTAATCCACTTACACCGTCTGAATCAAGAACAAATTGAATTTCACCAAAACTTGCATCTCCTGTGATTGAAGGAGGAGTATAACCGGTAATTCTGTAGGTCTTACCTAGGTAACCAAAATAGTAATAGTATGGTGTTGATGCAGACAAGCCGGTTGTAATACGAGCTTGATCTAATGATCCTAATGGAGCAATCTTAATACTGTCTGAACCGATGATACCTTGTACACTACCGATTACAGTTGCTTGTGTACCACCACCGCCTGGGGAATCAATAGTACCAGTTTGGTATAATACATTGTTAGGATAACCTGCACCGTGATTTGTTAATTGGATGTAATCAATAGTATTGATTGCACTAACGTGAGCAGTACCTGTCGCGGCTACACCAACGAATCCGATATGATCACTATTTGCCAATCCATAAACGTTATTGTTTAAACGAACAGTAGTAACATTACTGCCTGTAGAGTTTGCCCAAGAAACATACGTATTAGCAGGAATAACTGCTGTCAACGAAGTTGTTGTGAAAATCATACCAGGGTGAATTGTTCCACTAGCACCGGTAATATTAATTACACTCACTGGCGCAGTATTAGTTCCGTTAACGCCATTTGATTGTGCAGTAATAGTCGGCGGAGTTGGGAACGTAACATGATATGTGCCAAGGCTTGCATAACCAGTACCCGAGTTAATGATACCGACTGGTAGTGTATTACTTGGACCAACATACCTTTTGTCTGCCCAACTAATGTTACCAATACCTTGTTGACCTAAACCTGCTATGTTTGTATAAGGGTTAAGCACGATGTAATCATAAGCAACATTACCTTCTGCGATAACAGTATCATTACCTTCATCAGTATAAGATAAAATCTTATAAACTTGATTTGGATTTTCGTTGAATATCATCGCAGTGCTTGGGCGACTGATAACGCTTGATTGTAGACCAATTAATTCTTGATCGTAACCAATACGTAGTGTTACTCCTTGACCGTCTAATGGTGCAACGTCTGCAAGACCTGTTCCTGCCGCACCATATGAAATTGCTAAAGAATATAAATTAGAATAACTGCCATCTGCAACAGAAGTGGCACTCTTTACAGTATAGGTATAAACATAACCATCTTGTAAAATATCTACATAGCTTTGTAGCTGAGGTATATAACCTGCTGGGCAATTTACATAAATTGTCGAAGCACCTGCTAAGGTAATATAATTTCCTGTGTTAACAATAGTACCTTCAACCACCATTGGGTTTTTATTGATAACTGAAATAGGAACTTCTTGTGGGTTACTACCTTCAGCAACCAAGCCCCAATCACCGTATGCACTTGAACCAGTAATAGTTCTTAATTGCGCACCATTTAGTGCATAGTAAGAAGTATGGCAGTAGTATGAGAACATAGAAACGTTTTCAATAAAACCACCGTTGGTAGCAAAAATACCGTAACCTAAGTCATTTAACTGCGTAAAGTCATTTGCCAACATACTTCTGTTACCCGCAGTAACTAAAGTAATCTCCGTCGGTAGTGTTCCTAAATAACCTACTTCGGTTAGGATTGTTACATTGTTATAGTTTATAGTACCAAATGTATATGTTGCAGGAGCATTTGATGAATTGTATAATGTACCATGAGTGCTAAATGTTAGTCCAGTAATACCACCACTTGAGTTCACACTAGACACAGTTGCCGCGGCCGCTGTACCGCCTTGTGGAGTATTAAAGTTAACTGGAGTTCCTACTTTATATCCAGTACCTGGAAGGATAATGTTGTATCCAGAAATAGCACCAGTTCCTGCATTGTAGCTAAATCCTAGGAAAGCACCACCGATAGTAAATGTAGGAACACTTTCGTATCCTACGCCAGGGAATGTAACTGTTACATTGGTAACAACACCGGTGCCGTTAGTGGTTACAGTACCGTATGCGGCCAAACCGCCTGGTGCCTGTGGACTACTAAATGTTAGTGTAGTTGTTGTATTTGCCGCAAATCCTGAAATACTGCCAGCTGAGAAAGTAAATGATTTAACACCGCCAGCCGCATCTGGATTAAGATTTAACACACCGTAGTTAGCTACAGGATCGAATTCACTAATAAAGTCTACATCGTATGTAATACCGTTGTTTACAAAGAAACACGGAGTTTGTGGTCTTACATAAGTTGATGTGTTATAAACATCAGGACGTCCTAATCCATAAACTGCAATCTTAGTTGGAAGGTTATTACTATCTAATTGTGCATAGCTTCCTTGACTTGGATCAGGGGTAGCAGTAACGTTACCGGTAAAGCCGTCAACAAACATACCACCGCTGAATACATGACGGTTGTAACTCTTAGAGAAACTAGATGCAGTTTGTGTGTATGGAGATTTTGCAAGTATCTGACCAGCAGGGTCAAGTACCTTCATGAAACCGCCATGGCCTTGACAGCTCAAATAACGTATCATAGTAGAATCGTTCATTAAGAACACATCCATTTGATCGTTATACAATGGAGGATTAAATGCAGGATCGTTAGCAACAATTCTAGCACATGCTTGTACTAAGTCTGCTAACGCAAGATATGAACCTGATTCAGAAGTATATGCACCATCAAGAGTTTGTGCAACAAAAGTTGCTGTACTTGTTAATGTTAATCGTGGAGTGATAATCATTTCCACGTCAGTAGTTAATACTCCGGTAAATGTGTTTACAGCAGTAATAGTCGAGAAACCTGCAGGAATAGTAGGATCAATAATTGTCCAACCAACTTCAACAGCTAACGCAGTGGCAGTTGATACATTAACCTGATAACTCTTTTCGTTGTATGTAATTGACGAACTAAAGTCTCTTGGAGAATTATAAATTGTCGACGTGGTATTTTGTAAAACATACTGTGCGATTACACCAATTTGATAAATGGTATCAACACAGGCTGTAGTTAGGCTTGTTACATAGTTAACAATACTATCACCGTTGTTGACAGTTCTCCACCATCCGCCTGTTGTTAAATCGCTAACTAGGCCATCAACAATAGTACCTGCATCTCTGTAACATAATTCTTGGGTAGCTGTAGAATAGCTAAAGTTAGTTGCAAACCAATCTGTAACTTCTGTTTGAATAAACTTTTTGTTTTCTGCAAGTACAGCGGCCGCGTTTAAGAAACCACCGTTATTAGTTGTAGTAGTTAATACGTCAAGATAACGTGAACTATCTCGCAAATAATGGAATCCGTAATTGATTGGTTCATAAACTGCATACCAGTTGTTTGTACCGTAATGTCCATTTGCAAATAATTGTGTACCTGAGGCAACAGTTAATTCATTAACATACTCTGCATTTTGAGCTAGGTTAACTGCAAAGGTATTTCCAATAACTGAGGTAATTTCACCTTGACCTCCACCGCCTTGGAATACTTGCCCAACCCAGGATGCAGGAGGATAAACTTCTGCGTTTGTACCTACTTCGTAAACAGAGAATACAGTTGAGTTTGTTTGTGTTGAATTTACAACAGCAGACGGAACTGCATAAGTAGCCGTTGTTGCATTGCTAATAGGATCAGTTAATAGCTGTGCATAGTTTGTAGATGTGTTAAGTTGTACGGGAATAATTCCGTCAACTTGAGTATCTCGATAGAATTTTGTATTTGCAAAAATAGAATCACTAATACTAGAAATTTGTGATCCATATAATTTGGCAGGCTTAACAACACTACGTCTAAACTCGTCACCTTTTAGGGAAACGTTATTTGGAACACGAATAGGATATTGATCTTCGTGCTCACCTGATTCGATGTTGATTGTAATTTGTTCTCTAGGTTGATATTGTCCCCAGATTAATTCTTCGCCTAAGTCAAATGTACCGCCGTATCCGCTGTAGATATGCCAATTGCCGTTGATAATATTATTTGTATTAGTAGGCCAAGTTCCTTGGGTAAAATCAACAGTAACGGTATCATACACATAACCTGTTGTTACATCTGTGTAATATCCTGTTTCAACTACAGTACCTTGACTAACAGTTGCATAATCTGGACTACCACTTGTTATTCTGAATGTATAACCATAGTCTGTCCAGAAACTTGGAATCTTAATTAGGTTAGGAGTAACAAAACGATATGTAATAGTAGTTGCTGTGGTACCGCTTTGATACTCTAGATCAGATGGAAATGAACTAGCATAGTCGACTGGAACAACATCGTATCTTTCAAAGTAGTCAAATGATCCTAAAGATTCTGTACCTGTAGTAATTCTTTCGATTAATGCGGTGGCACCTGATCTTGCACCAACAATATAGTTACCTGGGAATAAACTTCCATTTTGGAAAGCATCGGACCCTAATGCTGTTGGAACCCCGACAGTTAGGGTAATACCAAATTGAGATGCATCAAGTACACTTGTACTTGGAGTAGACAAGTTTGCTAAGGTAACAAATTCTTCTTCGTTATAGATTGAAATTGTTTTTTGGTATGGTCCTAGTGTAACTTGTGTAGAGTTCAAATATTGTTCTGCAACATAACATGCTTGGTTAATTGTTTTAAATGCGTAAGCCCAAGCACGACCTTTCTTGTAAGCAGGAATATCGATTCTATTATCGTTACCATATAAGCTAACAAAGAAGTTAACTTGGCTGACAAACGAACTATTATCTACATAATTTTTAGTAGCGGCTTGACTAGGATGATCAGTATCTACTGGATCTCTAAATAGTAACAATGCCCCTGTCATTGTTCCTAATGCAGGATTTGGTAATCCTGAGAATGTGTCAATAGTTGAAGTACCTGCTAGGCCAATCTTAGTATCAGCATAGAATTTATTAACCAAATGCGTACCAGTTGTAGCAGTGGTCAATAAACTGACATTTTGTCTAATTGTACTAGAACTGTAAAATATTGTCGAAGAACTGCCGGCACCTGTATCATAAACAGTTTCTGCATCTCTGTTTACAAAGTTATCATATACCCACTTGCGACTAACTGCATCGTAGTCATGGTGTGGGGCATTGTTATCCATGTTAACTAGGTTATAGATATTTCGACCATCTAAGTTACCACCAAGGACCGGTGATGATTCAGAAGACAAGTTTGAAGATGTACTGTTAATGATAATAGTATCATCATACAATACCAACTGCATGCCAGTACCTGCAACCATTGTTTTGTTAAGAATTTTGGTACCAAACTCATTGATACCTAACACTGTTACTTGTCCGGAAGCTGAATTACTGGCTCGCAAATAACTAGGAGCTTCGTTTAGGTTTAGGAAACTGAATCCATTACCTGCACCTACTAGGTTATAAATGTCGCTAAAGTTTTCATTAACTTTATTGAACGCATCACGTATACTGTCACCAGTACCGTCATTGCTTTGATTACCAATATTGATTGTTCTTTGACCAGCCATGTTTTTTGTCCTTGTCGCTAATATCTAAATAGCACTTCAAACAGTATTTAGTTTTGGATTTTATAATCCGAATGTAAATACCTATATGTTTTTAAAGACAAGACAAATTAAAAAGCAATATTCTCGACCTAGCAAATTAGGCAAGGTGCATGTCTACAACCGTAAAAAAACTATCGCAGAGTTTAGATGCGATAGTTGTAATGATGTTTTTGAAAGAGAGATTGGTAAACTAGATCACAGACGTTTGAGCAATAATTATTTTCACGTTTGCTCGAACTGTGATGTTAAAAGATTTGCTCAACGAAAGGGAGTTGAGCGTAAACGGGTATGGGATTTACCCGTCGACAGCGATATAGATATTAGTAAGATTTAATGGAGAGTATTCCACTCTGTTGCCGCATTAATATCCTTGATTCCAAATAGTTTTAATATTCTTTTAATGCGTAATGGAGGATCTAAATCGAAACCCTCGGGCAAAAACAATCTCTTTAGTTCCCCATCGGGCCCTATGATAAACCCATAATCTTCGTCACTTGTAATATCGTCTTCTAAATCAAAATCTTCTTCGGTTGCTTCACGTACTTCTAATGGCTTGTCTGACATAATATTCCCCTTATGTTATACCGTTGATTCTAGTATTGATTACATCCCAATCAATAATTTTCCATTGATTTTCTAGATACTTCTTTTTATCTGCTTGATAGTCTAATGCCCAGGCATGTTCCCACCAATCGATTAACAATACAATATCATTTTTAATTTCGTGGTTAGTAATGGTCTTAATTTCGCCGCTTTTAGACAAATAAACCCATCCGCTACCCTGTATACCCATGGCAGTTTTTTCAAACTTTTCTTTGAATTTATCCCAACTTTTTTGATGTTTTTCGATGAATTCTAGTATGTTTCCGACTGGATTGTTAGATCCTTTTGGGCTACGGAACTGACTGAAGTATATGCTGTGTAAGAAGGCGCCTGCTTCATTAAAATCGGCATCCCCTTCTCCGCTGTTAAAACGGTCAACATAGGCCTTGTATAATTTGCCATAATGGTAATCTACAGCTTGTTTACTCAGGCTACGACCCAAACCATCTCGAGCTACAGGTAATGGTACCTGTTTAAGCTCTTTTGGAGTACGCCCTTCAGCTATTGTTCTAATGAAATTATACATAGGTAAATATCTCGTCAAGTGGTTAACAGGGCATCCAAGGACCCCTAACTACGAACTTTCCCTGTCTTTGCGTAGTACAGCCAATGTGGTTTAAAGGTAAATTGGCACTTGACATCTTGATCCTTTTTCTGTTACTGATATTTATGAATAGTTAAATATACGTATATAACTTTTCAAAAAGGAACAATCATGGTTATTAAACATATCAAGAAGTTTTTTGGTTTTACTGAACAAGTAGCAGTTGCACCATATAAAGTTGATGCACCAGCAGAAGTAGTAACTACTGCTCCAGCATTAGACCCTGTTGCAGTTGCTTTGGATTTAGAGCCATTAACTCTTTCAACACCTGCTAAGAAGCCACGTAAACCACGTGCTCCTAAAGCAGAAGCAGTAAAAGCAACAAAGGCTCCTGCAAAGAAGCCAGCTGTTAAGAAGCCAGTTGCAAAGAAGACAGCAGTCAAGCCAAAGTCAAAGTAAGATTTATTTTGTTTTAGTAAAGGCACCTTCGGGTGCTTTTTCTTTTTGTAGATGATGTGCTACTCAATTAGGTATTGGCAGGGGTGTATGTTTTAAGTTAAAGAACCGTAGTCACTTATTCTTCAAGGCTTTTCCAGAACTCATATAGCTCAAAACTGGCAAGATTCTTCGCCTTGGCTTCCACCATCACATCAAAATTTTCCCAAAATTTGTAGGCCCATTCGTTAACTGGTTTGTTCCACATAAAGTTGCTGTGTGCTCGTAATTTCTGCTTGCGGTATCCCTGTTCCAACAGCAAGGGCATTTCGGGTAAAGTGAATGGATCGTGGCCGACTAATACATCTTCCCGGCTAATGCTATAGTGTAAAGTTGGACGCACACCGCGCCAGCTATCAACAACCTGTTTAACACGATCGCTACTAGCATCGATGTACTCTCCTTCTCGGATGAAATGATGATG